TCAACCTGTTGCGGCGCTTGGGCTGGCCTCTTCTTTCCCCCATTTTTCCCCCACAGACTGGAAATTCCAGTTCGCGCGCCGGGCGCTTTCCCCCAGATCAGGGGTCCCGAGCTTGGTGTATCTCTGCCACTCGTTCGACTTCCATCCGCCTTCACCTTGAAGGCGCAGGACATCGTTCGTCTGAGCATAGAACCATGTCGCCCAGCTATGGCGGCAGACGTGCGGCGTGTATTTCGTCCCGTCCAGCCCCGCAGCCTTCACGGCGCGCTCGAAAGGTGCCTTGATCTGCCCGCCGCTGTCCTTGCCTGACCTGAACGGCCAGCCGTCGAGGCGGCGGAAAACCGGGCCGGGCTCCCCGATCGTGGGCAGGATGGACAGCGCGGCGATGACGCGCGGGATCAGCGTCACCCGCCGTTCTTCACCGTTCTTCGTGTTGCGCAGGATGGCGATGCGGTTTTCCAGCGAGACGTCAGTGCCGTCCATCGTCAGCGCTTCGCCCATGCGGCAACCCTGGCCGAGAAGGAAGGTGACCAGAGGGGCGAGATAGACGTTCTGCTCCTTCAGCATCGAGCGGATCACTGCGTCGGCCTGCTCTGGCATGAAGAAGACCGTGCGCTTGTTGCCGCCCGATGGCGACTTCAGCCGCGGGGCAGGGCACAGATCCTCTTCGGCGGCGTGGTTCAGGATCGCCTTCATGGGCGTGTAGAGTTGGCGCCGAACGGTCGCCGGCGCGGCGCCGGGATAGAGCGCATTGGCGGCCCGTCGCATCTCAGCGTTGGTGATTTCGCTGACGAGGCTGTCGGCAAAGAAGCGATCGAGATTCGCGAGAAAGCGCGCGTCGGGTTTGGTCTCGAGGTAGAGCTTCTTCGCCTGGCTGAACGTCAGCCCTCCCTCACCAATTTCATCGGACGTATGCTCGGCGATGATGCCGGGGATTGCGCGGCGCGCGTCGGCTGCCGTTGTCCATTTGCGGCTGATTTCGACGCGCTTGCCGTCGATCGTTCCTCTGAGAACCCAGTACGGGCTTTTCGGCCGCCGCTTCGGGGTGAGCATGCTTTCGGCTCCATGATCTTTTCGAGGTCTTCGGGCAGGAAGAACATGGCCTGCCCGAGCTCACGATAAGCACCGATCTTGCGGGCCTTCTCGCGCAAGGTGCGCTCGGAGATTTTCACACCGCGTTTCAACAGGCTTTCCACAGCCTCGGCGGGGGAAATGGCGCGGTCGAGAATGCCGGTCACGTCTTCCCCTCCCTTGTAGAGCGGGAGAGGGAGCGGATGGATGCCGCTATCCGATGCTTGTTGGGCTCTCCGAAGCTAATCTCGTCACCGGACTGGCCACCCTTCACGATGAAAGGTTCTGGCTCCATTCCCTCGGCCAGTCGTGCGCACACCTCAATCGTCACCGGGTCGCGTCCTGTCTCCACGATGCTGAACCCCTCGGCAGCGAGAGCGGCGAGGATGGCGTCGGCAGCAGCTTCGACCTCGGCTAGCTTGCTGCCGGGATACAGGCTAGCGATTATCTCCCTTGCCGTCTTCATGGCTGGCGCTCCTTCGCGAGACGGCGGCGGCGTGCGCGCTTGCTCTCCTTCGTACTATCCGTGACGGGGCCGGCGGCGTTCGGCGCACGCTTGCAGGGCGACGGCCAGCGCTTCGATCGTTCCTCCATTGAAAGTGTCGATACTTGCGCGACGGCACCAGATGCGATCATTGCCGCCATGAGGCCGTAGCTCCATCCTGCCCGCGCTCTCATTTCCCTTCCTCCCCTGCCGCCGATTGGGGATGGAGGGCGGCTTCGAGCGAGTGCATCGCGCTTTGCAGTTCTTCCGTTTCGCGGCGGGAAAGGCTGTGCAGAATACCCCGCTTATGCATCTTGAGAACGTCGAGAAGGGCCATTGCCTCCGTCACCGCTGGCCCGCCCTCGGCTTGTGCGAGACGGGCTTCGGCGGCAGCTAGAACGGCCTCAATTACGCGCGGCGTCGGATATAGGCCGAGCCTCCCGACCCATGCTTGAATGAACACAAGCCGGTCTTCATCGAACACCCGCCCCCGCAGCCGTGCTTCGGCGGGTATCTCGATGCAAAGCAACTGGTCGATTGAGAAGTCGGGCTTCTCTTTCTCGACAGACCGGATGAATGAGCCGCGCGCCTCGTCTTCCGTGTTGCAACGACGATAACCGACCATCGAACTATTCACGCTGCCACCCGGCACGGACTTTGACACCGTGGCGCTCAAAGCAAAGGTGCGCATTCCTTCCGCCACCCGCTCCCGCAGCCTTGCTTCGGCTTCTGGAGAGGCGAGAGCGGAAAGGATGCGGCGTTCGTAGTCGGCTTGGGCGGCGGCTTTGGCCGTTACGGACGTTGGAAAATGCCCGATAATATCATCGGGTGCAGCACAAACCCACGAAAACTCTCCCATTTCCCGGTCTTCATCACGCTCAACTGCGTAATCCCCAAAGGGCGTAGGGGCGCGTGTGTCGTGCCACTCCAACGGCTTCACGAGCGGTTCCGCCCCCACCCCATCTACGGGAGTGGAGGGGGAGATGGACGCGAGATATGCGCGAATGGCGGCTTCGATTTCTCCGCCAAAGTGTGCATAGCCCCGCTCCTCGACTGCTATTATCGCAGCGTCGAGTGCCTTGCGATCCAGTGTCAGCGCTTCCCACGCCTGTTCGACGGGGTCCATGTCAGGCTCCTTCCTTGAGTGCTGCGTTGACGATGCCGTAAACCCAAGCGGGCAGCGCCCTGACACCGGGCGCGGGGTTTACCAATCGGCGGAGGGCGTCTCGCCAGCCTGCAATTTCGGGGTAAATGTGCACGATCTGCTCTACAGACGGTTTCGCGATAGTGCCGCGCAGCATGTTCAGGTGAACGTTGTCGCCGTCCTCCAGCGCCGCTCTCAACGCCTCTATCTCTTTGGATTGAGCTTCAAGCGCGGCCAAGTCGTCACTGAGGCGCACGCACGTCTGCATGACGTACAGCCGTTTGTCGGCCCAATTAGCCTCGGTCGTATCGTTGGTGAGCGAGTGAATGAGAGCGAGTTGGTTCCTCGCGCTCTGCACCAAGTCGTCATTCAGGGCGGGCGTGGTGGTCATCGATCGATCTCCCCAGTTCGAGCGTCAGCGCGCGGCGTGAAAGCCGATCCGCGCACGATGTTGTTGATGATGAGAAGCGCCCGCTCCCGGCTGGGGTAGGCGGCGTGAAGGAAGGCCGCGACAGGCACGGGATCGATTCCGACCGCAGCCCAATAGGCGCGCTCGTCCATGCCGTGCTGCCGGCGATGCTCTTCCGGGCAGAGAGGCACCGCCCAGCAATCGCTTTCCTTGGCGCCCTTGCCGCGACCCATCTTGCCCGCCCTCGGCTCAGCATAAGACACATGCGCGGCCTCGACGCCCTCCTTGCGGGTGACGATGCACGGCAGGGATCGAATGAAGTCGAGATAGGCCGGCTTCTCGACGCGCTTGCTGCCCTTGCCGGTCGGCTGGCGCGAGAAGGCTTCTTCGTGGCGAGGCATGCGGAAGCCCATCACGCACCGCCTTTCAGAGCAGCCGTGACGGCTTCCCGCTTCGCCAGCCGCGCGCGCCTGATGTCGCGCGTGCAGCCTCGCCGCCGAGCATCGCGCTCGAGCTGATCGGCGCGGCTCCATGTCCGGTCGTGAGCCAATCGAGGATGACGGCAATTCCACCACCATACGATGTCGGAGATGATGCGGGAGAGGGTCATGCTGCCCTCCCGATCTGGTCGATGTTGCCGTGCTGGACGGTGAAGCTGTAGGCGACGATCCAAGGGTTCGCTTCCCAGCCGTAGCCGCGACCGGCGTTGAGGCTGTCCCAAAGCAGGCGGTACGCATCGACCGCACCCACGAAGGACAGGGCGTCGTCAACGCGCCAAGACACAAGGCCCGGCTCGCTCCAGCATTCGACGCCCTCCGCAATTGCATCGACCTCGCTGATGTCCTGCAACCGCTGCACACGCACGTCCGTGACGTTCAGCGTCAACCGCGATGCCCATCGTGGCATGTGCATGCCTTGTCGCAATCGGCCGGCCTCTGACGAGGTCTTTGACCACCGCTCGGTGCCGCCGTCAGCTACGAACAGAACCTGCTCTTCGCCCCCCATCGCAGCGGGCGAGATATCCTCATAGGCGAGGCCGGTCCGCCACGCCTCGCGAACATAGAGGCGGTCGCCGGCGGCGAAGCGAACGTACTTGTTCATGAAATGATGCCAGTATGGACGCCCATCCAAGCCTTGACCCCAGCAGGTCGTTCGACCGCTCTTGCTTGGAGAGCAAAGGTTGCCCATTCGGTCGATGAACGGCTGCGGCGTCACCACGCGCCGCGTCTGCGTCTTTCGGCCGTCGAGGAGCGCGCGGACCATCGGGCCACTGAACAGAATGGGGCGATCAGCCATTGACCAGCCCTCCCGCCTCGACGCCGGCAATCCCGGCGATGATATCGACCGCGTCGTCCCGCTCGATCTCCTTCCGCGCGACCTGCCGGCAGTAATCGACGATCTTGCGGGCGCGGGCGCGCTGGTCATCCGTCAGGCCCTCCTTGAACAGACCCTTCGACACGTGGACGATATCGCCCTCGTCGGGGCCGATCGATGCGACCATGACCTTGGCGAAGACGGGAAGCCATGTCGGATCAGGTTCGGCGGCCGGCGCATTGTCGTCACCGGCCTCCTCGCTCTGGCCGCTCTCCTGGTCGGAGGATTCGCCGGCAGCGGCGTCGGGGGCGGGATCGCCGCTGCCGTTCTCATCGGACGAGGGGGCGTCCGACGATGTTTCGCGATCATCGGCGCCGACGTCGGCTGCTTCCTTGCGCAGCGTGTCGGGATCGATTCCGGTCATCCGCTCGATGAGTGCCATCATCTGGTCGACGGCCTCCTGCAGCTCAGGATCATCGAGCTCGGTCAGGCTCTTCGGATACTGCATGAACTTGCCGCCGACGGTCTTCGTCAGATTGACGATGCCGAGCGCGAGCTTGATTGCCTCGCTGGCCTGTTCCTTGTTCGTCCACGGCACGTCGCACTGCTTCACGACGAGACCAAGCACCGCCCACCATTTGCGGACGAGCACGCGGTCCTTCTCTTCGGTGAAGCGGACATTGACGCGAGTGCCGCGGCGATAGCTGTCCAGGCGCTCGGCATCGAACGCGGTAGCCGGAACGAGCCGGCCGCCCTCGATCATCATCTTGAACAGTGGAGCGTCATGCTTGCCCATGATCGCCTCCGATAGTCTTGAGGCGGCGCTTCTTGATGGCGAGCGCGATCGACTGGTTCGTCTCGTCGCCGTCGAACGTTGCCAGCGGGTCGAACTCGTCCCAGCGCTCTTCCACGCCCTCGGCCGTCGTCTCGGCGCCGAGCGAGGCTTCCAGCTCTTCGAAAAACGCCGTCGCGTCGAAGTCATCCTCGCGCGCGGTCAGCGTCGACGTGGCTTCGCCCGTCTCGCGCACGATCTCGGCGTCGTCGATGATCTCGCCGGTCTGCGCGTCGTGGTCGATCTGCGCGGCGGGCGGCGCCGGTGGCTTTGGAGGTGAGGGCGGGCTTGCCGGGGTCACATCGCGCATCTCGGCGATCTTCGCGCCCTCATCGTCGTCATAGACGCCGGAGAAGCCGAAGGCGAGACGCGCGGCCTGGATCATCGCCTTGTGGCGAAGCATACGGTGTTCCATTTTCCACGGATCGGTGCTGCGCTTGCACTCGGCAAGATATTCCGTGACCGCGACGGGCCGGCTCCGATCCTTGCGGAACATCCGGCAGGTGCAGGAGACGAGCTTCTTGTCTTCGTCGTGTTCGAACTCGAATTCGAACCCGTCGCTTTGCGGGTGCGAGTTGACGAGGTTGATCCAGCCGTCGATCGAGACGATCGGCACGATGCCGCCGCCCTTGGCCGGGAAGGCGTAGATTTCCTTCACGATCGGATTGAGGTCGTATTCCTGCGCGACGAGCATCAGGGCAGCGAATTGTTCGTTCGTATGGTTCGCCGGCATGACGGTGGCGCGGACGGTCCTCGCGAACTGCTCCGGGTCCATGTTGTGCTTGGACGCCATCATGGCGATCAGCGACGGCCGTGCCGCCTCGGTTTTTGTGACGGCGTTCATCAGGCGGCCCTCTTCTCTTCGACGATCTTCATGCCGGCGAGCGAGACGCCGGACTTCGCAGCTCGGTTCGCGAGCGACTGAACAAGCTCGCGAACTTCCGACCGGTCTTTCAGCGCCATCACCAGCGCGTCGTAATCGGTGATCTCCGCCGAGACGAAGGTGCGCAGCGCGACCTTGGCGCCGGTACGGCCCGCCTGCGCATTACGCGCCTGGGCATCCCGCTCAGCCTGCTCAGCTTCGCGCCGGAGGCGTTCGGCCTCGGCCTTCGCCGCCTCGTCATCGGCCGACGCGGCGCGCGCGGCTTCCTCGGCTTCGCGGCGGGCGCGGTCGGCTTCCTCGCGAGCCTTGCGTTGGCGTTCAGCCTCGATGCGGGCCTGCTCGTTCAGGAAATCGTCGCAGGCGCGCTTGAGCTTCGTCGACAGCGCCTTGGGCTCTTCCTTCAAGTCGCGCCAGCGATCGTCGATGCGCCGGCTCTCGTCGAGGCTCGGCTGCTTCTCGACCTTGTGCAGATCGGTCGCCTTCTTCGCGATCGTCGCCAGCTTCTTCGACCAAACGGCTGCGCGGTCAGCCTGATCCTGCGTCTTCACCGGTTCTTTGAGGAACTGCTCAGCAAGTTCGCGCTCGCCGGCGAACTCGATCGACAGCGCCTCATGCGGATCGTCGCTCGAGTTGTGGCCGATGACGGCTTCCGCGACCGGCGGCTCGTCCGACCAGGTGCCGCCTTCGTCGATGGCGCGATAGGTTGCTTCTTCGATCGGCCACGAGCAGCACCACGTCCAGATCTCGTCGGGATCGACGGAACGACCGCCGGCCACGGCCAGCATGCCGCGCTCGTCCTTCCAGATCGCGACCGGGATATCCGGCCCGTTCTTGTTCCGCTTGCGATAGAAGCCCGCCTGCGGCTCGGACGTAATGCCGAGCTCCTTCGACTGCTCGCGGCTCAACTGCCGGCCCTTGCCCATGGCGAGCCCCGCGCGCCAGAAAGCGTACGGATCATTGCGGGCAGCGGCGGCGTTCGCCACCACGCGGTTTGCGGCTTGACCGACGCTCTCGAAGTGCGGGTCGGTCTGGATCTGATGCACGGTGCTCAATTGCGCCTCCTGGCGGTTTCGTCTTCCATGATTTCGATGATCCGCAGGCGAGCGCCTTCGCGGCCGTAGATGCCGGCGAGCGTGCGGAAGGTCTGGCGGATGCGGTATTCGATCTGGCCGGCCGAGCTGGGCTCGCTCGGAGCCTCCAGAGCAGACACGGCGCTTTCGATGTATGCGCGCTCGCTCATGCCCACGGCCCCTTGTCGACGATGGAGACGAACAGGATCGCAGCGGCGATCAGTCGGAAGGGATGGGCGATGGCGAACAGGGTGAGGGCGTCGATCATGGCCGGCCCTCCGCCTTGGCCATGGCGGCATACAGCGCAGGGAAATTGACCTCGGCCACGCGCGGGCCAAATTCACCCTCAAGCCCGCGAGCCGTGACTTTCAACGCATCCAGCATGTCGGGAGCGGCGGCGATCAGGCAGGCATTGGCCTCTCCCTCATCTTCATTCGGACCTGTCGCCCAACTGCTCTGCGAGATCGGGGTAATCCGACATTCCGCAATCGGGTATCCCATGCCCCAACTGGTTTGATCGTTCGGGTTGCATTTGCCCCAGATCAGGGTCGTGTTTTCCTCAACCCGCCACGGTCCAGGCGTATGTTTTGCGGTGCTCATCACAGAATGGCTCCAGTGTAGGCGGCAACCAGAAGGCAGCCGGCGAGGAAGGATGCGGACAGGGCGAAAAGGGTGAGGGTGGCGAAGCGGCGGGGGCTCATCCGACTGTCACCACGCGGTCAGCTTCGTGCATGAACTTGCGGACGGCAGCCCGAGCCGAATCCACGCTGCGCGCCGCGTCGATCAGCTCGCGGTTCATCTTCGGCTTGCCGCGCGAGACGAGTTCGCAGAGCCGATCGATCCGGGCGGCGAGGTGGTAGATGTCCCGGTCGATGCGGTTGGCGTCGATCTCGACAAGCGAGCGGGTTTGATTGCGGGCCATCTATGCCGCCTCCGCCATGCGCCGCTCTGCGGCTTCATATTCCATGACCGCAGCGTCATAGGCGCGCTGGGCCGTCGCGAAATCGTCGGGCCGGCGCACGGTGCGCGCTTCCTCGATCGCGAGCTGCGTCTTGGCCGTGTCGCGGATCAAGCGCAGATCGCGGAGGGGCTGGGGCAGGGCGGCAAGCTCGGCAGCGCGCGTCGCGTCGATCTCGGCGAACTTGCGCTGGCGCAGGACGGCGCTCTCGATCCGGGCAAGGCAGTCAGCCTCATCTCGGCCGTAGCCTTCCTCGTTCCCGGCGCGCCATTCCCACATCGTCCCGGTCTGGCGAATCCAGCCGACGCGCTTTGCCCAGCCGATGGTCTCGTCGAACTCCTCGGCCCAGCGGACAGCCGGCGTATTGCCGAACGTCGCCGATACCAGCGCCGTAGTCAGGTCTTCTGCGGTGGTGCGAAGTGCGGACATCGCTGCTCTCCATCTGGTCCAGCCTTGCCGGGGTGGCGGGTGGGTGATGGAGAGAACATGTCACCAAAACGGTGACAATGCAATAGTTCGTCACCATAACGGTGACATTTTTCTTGCTTGGGGGTGGTGACCGTGACAAAAGAAAAGCCCCGGCGGGATGATCCGACCGGGGCGCGAAGCTGCTCAAAGTTGGCAAGGATATAGCTGAAAATGGCGATCCGAGCAATGGAATTCACCGCTTCGCGGCGTGAAAATAGCGATATCTTGCGTCTGCTCGGCGGTTCCCGGCAGGATGTTGCGGTTCAAGCGCGAATGCGGCGGTTTTCCTCGGGCGTTGTCCCGCCGTGCCGATCACCCGGCCGATCAATCTCCGAACGGTTTGCCAGTATCCTGAAACTGGATTGTCTCGACGGGTAGACGCCGTCCGAATGGCCTGAACATGGCTTGAGGAGTAAACGCAGGGATCGAAGCACCACTCGCGTTCAGTTGCGACCACAGAGTTCCCGGCCTGACCAGCCAAGTATGGGATGTGGGGTGGAGACCGGATGGCCCCGGTTCAACAAAGGCACCTGCGGATATCGAGACTTGATGATGTTCACCGGCCCGTCATATGGACGCCGGTTCTAGATGGAGAGCCGCCTGTGTGGTGGTGAAGGACCGTCTTGATAGGGGAGAGGTGTACCCTGCAGGCGCCGCGCCAGTCGGACGCAAGCTTCACAGAATAGTCACCGTTGAAGAGGAGAATCATCCTATGGCCGACACATCGATCGAATGGACTGACGCGACTTGGAACCCGGTGGCAGGCTGCACGATCCTGACCGCGGGCTGCACGAACTGCTATGCGATGCGGATGGCCGCGCGCCTCGATGCCATGGGTGTCGAGAAGTATGCCGGGCTGACGCGCAAGACCGGCGGCCGCGCGAAGTGGACGGGCAAAATCTCGCTTGATCGGAAATCGTTGGCGATCCCTGCGACCTGGTCGAAACCGCGCCGCGTGTTCGTCAACTCGATGTCGGATCTCTTTCACCAGGACGTGCCGGCCGACTTCATTGCGGACGTCTGGCGGGTCATGGCCGACACGCCGCGGCACACGTACCAGATCCTGACTAAGCGCCCGGACCGGATGATGGAGATTGTCCCCGATCTGCAGAAGCTGCCGAATGTGTGGCTTGGTACCAGCGTCGAGGATGACCGCGTTCTTCATCGGATCGATGAGTTGCGTCAGGTCCCAGCTGTGATCCGGTTCATCTCTTTCGAGCCACTGATCGGCAGCGTCGCAGGCGCCGACCTGTCGGACATCCATTGGGCGATCGTCGGCGGCGAATCGGGGCCGAAAGCCCGGCCGATGGACCCGACCTGGGTCGACGAGATCGAGAGGATGTGCCGGCGCGCTGGAACCGCATTCTTCTTCAAGCAATGGGGCGGCCGCAACAAGAAGGCCACCGGTCGGACTCTCAACGGCCGTACGTACGACGAGATGCCTCAGGCAGCGCTTTGAGGATATGATTGCCGATCCGCGTCGCGAGCCCGATAGCTTTCGGCTCTGGATTCGATATCGCCAAGAAAAGCGAGAACGTCGGCACGCCGCGAGCGTTGCGGAGTAGACGAGGCGGCAGAACCTTCGGGAATAGGGACGTGAGTCTCATATTCACAAACGCCTCCATCGCTCTGACGTCCGCAATTCGCTGAGCGGTCTCATCGACCTCGCCGAGGAGATCGGTGATAATCTCGCGCCGGTACCAGGCGCCCTCCCATTCATCTGTCCCGAGCATTCGCGTTATAGCGGCCCGCTTCTTCGACGTGAGATTCTTGGGGTCGTGAGCTGCCTGGCGGAATAGGCCTGCGAGCGAAACGAGGTACCAGACGTCGATTGCCTCGGTTCGACGTATCAGTTCGAGAGTGCTCCAGTCGACGTGCATCCCGTATGGATCGAGAAACATGACCGCGCGCTTGCCCGCCCATCTTTCGGACGCGATTTCCTCTCGTATGGCCTGATTTGCATCGCCGCGGACGATCTCAATTCGACGACCGGGAAAGCCTGCTGCCAAGCTCTGAAGCGCTTCGCAATGGGACCGCTTCTTATCCATGAACACAAGGCGATCGAATGCGGGGGTGGTGTCGAGCGCGATGCGGGCTGATCCGCGCTTCTGCTCAACGCGTTCCGCAATCTCTGGAAGAAATCCGCGGGCCTCAACCGCCTTGTGTTTGATCGTTCGAACGCCGGTGCCCGCAAAGGCATCAATGTACCAGAGCTCAGGGAACTTCGGACGAAGCGCCGTTGCGAACGCCTTGAGATAGCCTTCCACAAGCGAAAGTTTCAGGTCGGTGGAGACGCTTCCGAACTCGTGATCAGTGGTCATCCAGAGCCCTGCGACGAATCGGCCGGCTGATTCGTTTGTTCTTGATGCGTTCTCATTCCTGAGTCAGAATGTCGCACATAACCAGAAGAGAGCAGGGCAGGGATTATGTCGCTACCGGGCAGGGAAGCCGTCGTTTCGCAAGTGTTGTCGTTGACCATCGAGTGCGCCGATTGCGGCCGCACGCGCATCCGCAAACCCGGTGATCTGCGTCGGTTCGGGATCAGCGACGCGACGCGCCTTTCTGAAGTTTCCTCGCGCCTGTTCTGCGCTGCCTGCCGCGACGAAGGCATGCCTGGGCGCAATGTCACCGTCCAAGCCGCATTTGCGACTGATATGGATCGGGTGAGGGCGGAGGCGTATCTCATCAATACCCGTGAAGCTCTCTATTCGGCACGACGCGCCAAAGGTGCTTAATGGCGTAGGGATCGAAAGTCAGATCCTTTGGCGGGTTGAACTGCTCGACGACCAGCGCTGATTTTGACCGGCGTTTCAGACGCTTGATAAACGACTTCCCGACCTTGGCGCCCTCATCGGGAAACGTCTCGATCACGATGTCATCGCCGACCTCGGGCGCGGTCTTGTCGCAAAACACGATGTCGCCCTTCCGATAGGCCGGGTACATGCTGTCGCTGATGAGTTCGAGCGCGAAGACGCCCGGCCTTCCTGCTAGTCCTCTCGGACGCTGAACATACTCGGCGACGGCACCGTTGAACTCGAAATCGCCTTCCTCGCCAGCCGCCACGACGCCCAGCTTCTCGACGTCCCGTGGGCCGGTGTGCAGAGGCATCGAATCGGAGATGAAAGTGGCGTTGCCCAGCGGCTCGTCGCCGATCGGTTCGATCTCGCCACGTCCGAGCGCAAGGCCGTCGATCTGCAGCGTCTCCGCGACGGAAATGAGGTGGTCGGCTCCCGGCATCGTCCGCCCGGCTTCCCATGCCTCGACGGTCGACGCCTCCACGCCTGCAGCGTCGGCAATCTGTCGAATGACGACGCCGCGCTGACGACGCGCCTGGCGGATAGCTGAGCCGATAATTTGAGCTAGGTCAGCCAGGGCCGGCGATCGTTCCAAGAGCAATAGGCGATTGGCCGAGACGCCAACATGCGGCGCGATTTTCGCGGCCATCTCGGGGGTAAGCCGCCGCTCGCCGTTCCGCCAGCGATCCACATTCTGTTTCGGCTCTTCGATCAACCGACCGAGTTCCGTCGGGCCAATGTCCTTGGCCTCCATTGCCTCGCGGAGGCCGTTGGGAAACTTGCCTTTCGTCATGTGCAACTCGTGTCACCGAAGCGGCGACAACGCGAGTAGCCAAAATGGTGACAAGACACTTGCATCGTCACCATATTGGTGACATAAAGAGGAATGACCCTAGCATCGTGGCTTTCCCGAGAAGAAATTTCGGACGCGGACTTCGCAGAGCGCATCGGCGTCAGTCGACAAGCGCTTTGGCGGTACAAATCCTGCGAGCGAGTTCCGCGGCCTGAGATCATGGCGAGAATCCACGTGGAGACCGGCGGCGCCGTCACCGCGAACGATTTCTTCGCTCCTGCGACGGAATCAGCGGCATGAGCGGCTTCGTGTATTTCATCAAGCCCGTAGGACAGGACGGACCGATCAAGATCGGGCACTCGACGTTTCCGCCGGCTCGTCTCGCCTCTCTGCAAACTTGGAGCCCTGTCGAGCTTGAGCTTGTTGCTCACTTCCCGGCGCCGAGGCAGGTCGAAACCGATCTTCATGATCGATTTGCCCGCTGGCAATTGAGGGGGGAATGGTTTGAGGCGTCTCGCGAGTTGACTGATCTGATCGCGGGTATCCGCGATGGCGGTCGTCTTCGTGACCTGGTCGATCTGAGTGCCACGACGGGCAAGCTGCAGCGACGCCCGAATACAAAAAGCCCGCTGGCGATGGTGGTGGGCTCGTACAAGCTACGGGTTGAACGCGCTCGACAAAAGGGCGGAGCACTGAGGGGGCGGCAACTGGTGCTTCCGACGTCAGTGCGCACCATTCTGTCGTCGGCCGGCGGGTATCGGCAAGCGTACCGAGCACTGACGGCGGCGGAGATCGACACGCTGGAGGCGTATATCGCCGACTGCCGTCGCGCCCCCGCTGCGGAGAGCGCAGCATGAGCGCGCCCAAGCACGACATCGTCATCAGCGACGTGCGCACCATGGGCCGGTTCTACCGCACTCTGACCGCGCTGACGTCGATCGTCGTCCTGCCGGTCGGCATTGGCATTGTTGCTGCAAGCGACGCGATGCAGTGGGCCGGCTTCGTGGGCGGGATGGTGATCTTGCTCGCGTTCGCCCACTCGGACAACTCGCGGCACACGTTCAAGACGACCGACGAGGCCCGCGCCTTCCTCGACAAGATCGATCGCGGGGAGGCGTGAATGACCGTCTCTCTCACCCACGCCATAGCTGTTGCCGTCGAGAAGTTCGCGGAGTGCGGACCGGGCAAGTGGTGGTTCGTCCATCACCCTGACGGCTTCCTTATCGAGTGCGCCCTTCAACAACGCGCCGAACAGATCGCGGCCGAGATCAACGCCGGCCGCTCCAATTCGCCTGACCTGTCTCTCGTACAGGCGAGCGCCGCCGAGGATCGCCGCACGGCCTCGGCGGCACCAATCACCCCATCGGCAGCGAGCGTCCCCCCACGCGCGCCGAAAGCTGGCGAGGTTTTCCCCTCTGGCCTCGCCAGCACCAATCTCGCGGGGCGTGATTCCGGCAACCCGGATAGCGCGATCTTGACGGCCCCTGTCGACGAAACTCCCGCGATAGCTGCGCGGCAGGCAGGCCCGGCTCAACCGGAAAACCAGAAAGACGAAGAAGACCGCGCAGCGACCATTTCCCAGCGCGAACGCAAGCCGCTCAAGCCTCATTGCCTGCGTCCTGAAATGTGCGGCGGTTACGGCCGGAAGCATTGCGGACCCTGCGAACGAGCGGCGGGAGCGCAAGCGGCATGAGAGGCTGTGCAAACTGCTGCCCGGTCTGCGGAGCGCCAATGGTCGACGACGCGGCTGTCCTGCGCGCGCTCGATCTGCCGCGCCGGCAAAGACGCTTGCTCGACCACCTGTTCGACAAGCACGGCGTTTTCGTCAGCAAGAGTGCTTTGGTGACCGAAATCTGGGCCGACGACATCGACGGCGGGCCGCTCGGTGCTGAAAACGTCTGTGAGCATCTGGTTCACCGCGTGCGCCGCGCCATCGCCGGCACCGGTTGGCAGATCACGACGCGCCGCAACCTGGGATATCGACTGGAGCGCGCGCCGGCATGAGCGACATTGCCATCCTCGAGGAGGCGAAACGCGACGACATGCGCCAGAGCCTGACCCGGCTCTACCGCTTCCTTCGTGACAAGCCCGGCTCGCACAAGACCATCGTCATGCACTGGACCGGCTTCGACCGGATCGATGGACTGACGGAGCATGTGTCGTTCGAGAACGCCATCCTGCGGCTCGACCGGCTCCTGCGCGGCCACGGCCTGTGCGTCGTCCGCGACGATCATCGATTGAGCATCGGGCGGCCAGCATGACCTGGTGGCTCTCATTCGTAATTGTTCTGGTTGTCGGCGCCATAGCCGCAGCGGTCCATGTGATCCGCCAGCGAAAGACCGTTGCTCACGACGACTACCGGTTTCACTCGGCGCGCACGATCGACGCCGAGCCCTCCGAATTCTCTCACGGCTGGGGAGAACGCTGATGCGCCTCCATAGCCGAAGAGATCAAGTTCCAACTGCACTGGGCGTCTCGTCGCCAAACCATTCGTCCGGTGCATTCGTCATTCCCTTTCTGCCTTTCGACATCGAGCCGTTCAGGCCCGGTGCCGACGCTTCTCACGGTTCCAACAGTAGCCGTGGGGAAATTCCATGTCCGACATCAGACGTGTCGAAATCGACACCAAGCATGACAGGTCCAGCGTAATGCGTGCCCTTTCCGACACCGAAGGCATGTCCACGCCCCAGAAGGCCGAGTTCTGGCTTCACGGGCTGGCATGGACGAAGCACCGCGGCCGACACGACACATGGTCGGCTGCACGCGATCGAGCCGCAAAGGATGCGGGGATCGAGCGCACCATCGCAAAGCGCATCTGGCAGCGGTGGGAAGACATGAAGGACGTGGGCGGCTCAGCGCTGCTCGGTCTGATGCTGGCCTACGAGGATGCGTGCCAGCGAAACGACGATGCCATCGAGGCCTACAGGGCCGAACGCCTCAAGCTGAAAGCTGAACGACATGCGGTTGATCACAAGCGCGCTCGAGAGAGCGTGGGAGAGAACGATGCTCGAAACTGAACGGATGCGATCAGGGAAGGGCCGTCCGCTGCTCTATGCCGGCGTCATGGCTGCCGCTGCCATCGTCATTGCTCTGATCGTTTTCGATGCGAGCGCTCTTGGCATGTCGGAGCCTTCGGGCGTTCAGCGCGCGTCAGGGTGGGCTTGGTGATGCGGGCAGAGTTTGAACACGCTGGCGCCGGCGGAGTGCGCCCCATGATCATCGACAGCTTCGCCGGCGGCGGCGGTGCGTCGACCGGTATCGAGATGGCGCTCGGGCGCTCGCCGGACGTGGCGATCAACCACTCGGCCGACGCGCTCGCGATGCACGAGGTCAACCATCCCGACACCCTGCATCTCGACAGCAACATCTGGGACGTCTCGCCGATCGAGGTGACGAAGGGCAGGCCGGTTGGCTTGTTCTGGGCCTCGCCCGACTGCAAGCACTTCTCCAAGGCCAAGGGCGGCAAGCCCATGGACCGCAACATCCGCGACCTCGCATGGGTCGTGGTGCGCTGGGCCGAAGAGGCGAAGCCCGACGTCATCATCCTCGAGAACGTCGAGGAGTTCCGCACCTGGGGTCCGCTCTGCAACGAAGGCAAGCCGATCCCGGAGATGCGCGGGCTGATCTTCGAGCAGTGGATGAAGCGGCTGAAGAAGGCGGGCTACCGTTGCCAGTGGCGCGAGCTGCGCGCCTGCGACTATGGTGCGCCGACGATCCGCAAGCGGTTCTTCATGATCGCGCGGCGCGACGGGCAGCCGATCGTCTGGCCGAAGCGCACGCATGGCGATCCGAAAAAGCCGGCCGACGCCAAGCTGATCGCGGCGGGCAAGCTCTTGCCGTGGCGCACGGCGGCGGAGATCATCGACTGGTCGCTGCCGTGCCCATCGATCTTCGACAGTTCGGCGGAGATCATGGCGAAGCATCGCGTGCGCGCCATCCGCCCGCTCGCCGACGCGACCATGCGCCGGATCGCGCGCGGGGTGATGCGCTACGTGCTGGAGGCGAAGAAGCCGTTCATCGTGGTCGCCAACCACGGCGGTGCGCATTTCCGCGGGCAGGGGCTCGACGAGCCTGCGCACACCGTCGCTGCGGCGCGCGATGCGTGGGGTCTCGTGATGCCGGTCGTCACGGCTGCCCAGCACGGCGGATCGAGCCGCGCTGTCGACGAGCCGCTGCACACGATCACGGCCAGCCCGAAAGACCAGAACGCGGTCATCGCGGCTCACCTGACCAAGTTCCAGTCGGGGTCGACTGGCTCCGCTCTCGCTGAGCCGGTGCCGACGATCACAGCCAACAGCTATATCCAGCGGCCCGGCGGCGCTGCTCCGATCGGCCTCGTTGCTGCAACCATGGTGCAAACCGGCTATGGCGAGCGGGAAGGGCAGGCGCCGCGGGCGCTCGACATCGAGCGGCCCATCGGCACGCAGGTAGGCGGCGCTGCAAAGCACGCCGTCGCGGCGGTCCACCTGTCGCGCTTCACCCAGAATGGTGTAGGCAGTGCAGCCGACGAGCCTGTCGACACGGTCATGGCCGGTGCACCGAAGTTCGGCGTCATCTCGGCGTTTCTTGCTCAGCACAACAACGACAGCCGGCGCATCGGCGGGGTCAATCCCGGCCAGCCTGCGGATCGTCCGGTCGCAACGATCACGGCGACTGGCTCGCAGCAATCCGTCATCGCGGCGCACCTGCAGAACATGCGCGGCAGTGATCGACGCGATGCGCCCGCCGACGGGCCGGTGCCGACGCTCTCGGCGCAAGGTACGCACGCGGCGCTGATCTCCGGCTTCCTGACGAAGTATTACGGGACGGGCGACGGCGCGCCGGTCGACGATCCGATGCACACCGACACGGTGAAGGATCGCTTCGGCCTCGTGACGCTCGACATCGACGGGCAGACCTATGCCATCGCCGATATCGGCATGCGCATGCTGACGCCGCGCGAGCGATTCCGCGCGCAGGGCTTTCCTGACAGCTACATCATCGACCGCCGGCCGAACGGCTCGCCGATCTCAGCGACGGTGCAAGGCTCGTGCTGCGGCAACAGCGTCTGCCCGCCGCTCGCCCAGGCTCTGGTCGCTGCGAACTGCGCCCACCTCGTCGAAATGAAGGAAGCAGCCGAGTGACCGCGACCTCCCTCCGCCTTTTCCTCATTCTCTCTCTCCTGTCCTCCGCTGGCATAGCTGGGCTCGCATGGAGTGGGATGCGATGAGCGCCTCCGCACGAGGACTGTTTCGCGCGACGGGCAAGGCTTCGAAGCCAGTTGCCACTCGTCTGCTCGATGGGTCTTACACGAAGACGGATGCGCTCGAGCGCGAGAAGGACGACTTCTATCCGACCCCGCCAGAGCCGACGCGCGCGCTCCTCCACGCGGAGATAGATCGCCTGCGGGACTTTCCCTGCATCTGGGAACCGGCGGCCGGCGATGGCGCCATGGTCCGCGAGATGGAAGCGCTCGGGCTGAAGGTCCAGAAGTCCGACCTCATCGATCGCGGCTGCGACGCTATGATTGCCGACTTTTACAGCTTCACGCGCGGCCCGCGCGCCATCGTCACGAACCCACCCTTTCAAGAGTGCGGTTGGGGCAACGGCAAAGCGCGTTGGCTCTATCACGCGCTCGACACCCTCGACGTCGAGTATATGGCGCTGCTGATGAACTGGTCGTTCCCCGGCGCCGGCGGTCTCGCACCGTTCTGGGTGAAGTATCCGCCCGCTCGCGTCTACCTCATGCGGTGGAAGATCGACTTCACCGGGCAGGGCGCCCCACCGATGCTCAATGGATGGTTCGTCTGGGATCGACAGCATCAGGGCGAGACGGTGCTGCGGATGCTCGACCGGAAAGATGCGCGGCAGGCTGAACTCTTCGGAGGTGAAGCCGTATGACCTCACATATCGCGCTTCAGCTTCCGCTTTCGCCCGCGGCCCCAGAGCGTCGGACCTTCGCTCGCCGGGATCGACGGCGGCGCAACTGTCGTTATGGTCACGATGCCGGCTTCCTCCGCTGCGGCGTAGAATGCCTCCCGCGCTTTCAGTGCGGAGACCTTCACGTTGTGGACCGCCTGGCGCGCGGCCTCCAGGCGCGGCCCGCGCTCGATAGGCCATTCCTCTTCCAGAACACGCCGGGCTTGAGCCGTATTGTTGACGTGCAGTCGGGTGCCTTCCTTGCCGGGAATGATCGTCACCGGTGCGTCCCACCAAATGCGTTCAAGCGTCATTGGCTATTCGTCCTCGGCGACCGGATAAAGCTCGAGTTCGGCCGGCGTGGCGCCAGCGCGCAGCATACGAAGGTCGCGGTCGTCCACGTCGTAGAACTCGTCGTCGACCAGAACCCGCGCCGTGTGCGTCGCGCCGAAAGTCTCGCGCGTGATGACGACCCGCTGCCGCCCGCGCCACTCAGCCATGGCCCGGCGCTGAGCCACGTGCCGCGACTTGTCGATCGGGATCTTGTTCGGGCCGTCACCCACCACGCACCTCACGCGAATCAGAACGCGACTCAATGCGCCCGGCGCGATGAGGTTGCAGCCCTCAATCAATCGATCGATCCAATGGAAGGAGCACTGGCATGACCGGCATCGGACACAACGGCGGCGATCTCAGCGAGGCGGATCGGAAGGTCCTGTTCTTTATCAATCGCCGCGCGTACCTCGCCGCGAAGGAAGCGCAGCAGCTCGCGAACGCCGAGATGAAGCGCGTCGGCAAGGTCATCAAGGCCGACCTCGGCGCCAACGGCCTCGACCAGATCAAGGCCTACGAGAAGGCGCAGACGACCGAAGGCCTCGCCGAGATCAAGGCCAAGCAGGAAGCCGAGCGCCAGGCCATGCGGTTCGCCGGCATCGCCATCAACACGCAGCTCGACATCTTCGACGATCGCGCGCCGCTGGAAGACCGGGCGTTCCGTGATGGTGAGGAAGCCGGACTTCGCGGCGACACGCTGGCGAATCCCTACAACGAGGCATCAGCCGAAGGTCAGGCATACGCCAAGGGCTGGCACGAAGGGCAGGGCGCTCTGTTCGCCGGCATCAAGAAGAAGGAAGCCGAGGCGGCGAAGGACGAGCTGATCAAGGGGCAGGAAGAAGCCGACGGCGATCCCTTCGAAGAAGACGAGGCTGCCTGATGCTCATCCTCGGCCTTGATCCCTCCCAGTCAACGGGATGGGCGATCTACGACACGAAGGCGGAGCTTTCGGCCATCCGTTGCGGAGTGCTGAAGGCCAAGGCAGGCAAGGGCCTGTTCGAACAGAATGCGGGGCGACTTGGCTTCGCGCTCGTGCGCTTGATCAAGGAAACGGGAAAGCCGGATTTCGCAGTGATTGAGAAGGCGCCGCGCCAGCCGGCCGGCGCTTTCGGTGGTGGCCGGAAGACGCAAAAGGTCAAGTTCATGGGCGCCGATATTCCCGCCCAGCTTGGCGACGAGGCGGAGGGTGGGGGCGGTGGTCTGCAATCGACCTTGTCCACCAACCAAATGGCGGCGGCGGTCTGTGCCATCCTGGGAGCGTACCAGATTCCATTTCAGGAGATGACCTCGTCAGAGTGGCGCAAGCCTGCCTACGGCTTCGGCACCCGAAAGGGTTGGGATCGCAACGACTGGAAGCGTCACGCGCGACAGACGTGCGCCCAGATGCGCATTGCCGCCACCAACGACGATATGGCGGAGGCATGCTGGATTGCGTTTGCGGGCAAGTCCTGTGACGCGGTGCGCAAGATGGAGCACGACTTGGAAGTCGCGTCACAGCGACAGGCGAGGGCGGCATGAACGCATTTGCTCGCGATCTCAAACCAGCCCTTCCAGATGCTGTTGATGCGGAGTGCGCGCTGCTCGGCGCCATCATGCTGAACGCTGACGCCTACTGGCGCGTTGCGGGTTTCCTCAAGGGTCAGCACTTCAAAGAGGATGTGCACCGGCTGATCTACGAGACGATGGGCACGTTGATCTCAAGCGGGCGCTCGGCGAACCCGGTCACGCTCAACCCCTACATGCCCGCTGGCCTGATGATTGGCGACATTACGATCACGGCCTACCTCGCCCGGCTGGCCGCAGGCGCGATCAACGTCATCAACGCCTATGACTATGCCCGCGCCATTATCGAAATGTGGTCGCGGCACCAGATCATCGCCCGCATGGAAGACGTCATCGAAATGGCGCGCTCCATGCCGGCCGACATGACGCCGGAGAGGATCATTGGCCATGCCGCCGGCGAGCTCGCCCGGATCGCCCAGGAGGGCAACGAGCGCGCCGGGTCGACGAAGTATGGCGTGGTACTCCCGGCCGCTGTCGACAAGGCGGCGAAGGACAGCGACAACAGCGCGTCGCGCATTCCATGGTTCCTTCCCGAGATCGGCCTGGCGCTCGGCGACATTCGCCGCGGCAACCTGATCGGCCTGATGTCGGATTCGGGCGGCGGCAAAACATCATTCAGCCTGCAGCAATGCCGTTTCGTGGCAGGACGAGGCTTCAAGTCGGCGTTCTTCTCTATCGAGGTCACCGAAGAGGAGGCCGCGCTCCAGGCCGCGGCGCAGCACAGCAAGATCAGCCTCGGACGGATCGACAACTTCACGCTCAATTCGAAGGAGAAGGCCGACCTCGAGGCGGAGATGATGGCCTCGACCGATCTGCCATTCTACATCGTCGGCTTTGGCGAGTGCACGCTCTCGGACATCCGGATCAAGGCGGAGGCGATGGTCAAGAGCCATGGGCTCGACCTCATCGTCATCGACCACGCGAAGATGATCACGCTGCCGAATCCCAAGGACATGTTCGCCGAGCGGATCAATGCGCTCTATCGCGGCCTCAAGGCGCTGGCGAAGACGCTGAACGTCGCCATCGTGATCCTGATCCAGCGGAACGACGACTGGAAGAATCGTTGGCGCTCTGGCAGCTCGATCCGCCCCGTCATGGGCGATGCGTATGGCGGCGGCTCGATCAAGCAGAGCCTCGACGTCTGGTTCTCGCTTTACCGCCCCGAGCCGCTCTATCGCGAACTGATCCCCACCATGCCGCCGGAACGCGCCCGCGACGGAGAGAAGACCAAGCGCGAGGTCATGATCGAAAAGCTCGAGATGAGCCGCGGCAAGGCGTGGGTCATCAATCACAAGCGCCGGCGCGGCGAGCCCGGCCAATCACCTGAAATCCGGTTCGACGGCGAGTTCACCATGTTCTCCTCGTCGTCCGACGAGATGCCGCCAGCATTCGAGGGCTTCTGACATGACCAAGGACTTTCTGCCCGAGTACAGCCAGATGCCCTACGGCTCGCGCTATCGCCCGCTGTTCAAGCTCTTCGCCGGTGAGAACTGGCGCTTCGTGCGCAAGGATGGCCAGCCCGTCGAGTGCGACACCGCCACCCAGGCGATCGACGCGGCGCGAGAGTGTGTGAAGACGATCCTGAACCCGGTCATCCGCGCTGAGACGATCGAGCCCGATGCAATGCTTGACGAGGTCGCCGAGTGGCGCCAGCGCAAGGAGGCGGAAGCCGCAGAGGAGCGCGCCCGCGCCTTCCTCGGTCCCGAGACGCTGTTCGCCAAAGGCCGTCAGATCGTCGTCGAGCGGAGGAGGGCGCGATGAGGAAGGGCAGCCCGAGCGACATCGCCCGAAAGCAGCGTCTCGCCGTGGAGATGCGCGAGATGATCCGCGAAGCCGCGGCCGGCATGGAAGCGGCAGGCATGGCCCATGTCGTTCACATCCCGCACGAACATGTCGAGCGCCGGCGGATTTGGGCGGGTGTGCCCGACCGCCGCTCGCTGACCGGGCGCCTGCTCGGCGATCCGATCCCGGAGCGATCGGCGCTGCGATACATGGAGGCCGCGGAATGACAAAGTGGTTCAGGTGGGAGAGGACGAACGGGCGCTGGTGCCCCGCCGTCTATCACGTCGAGAGGCCTCGCGCGCCGAAGGGCGAGGAAGATCGGTATTCAACGGCGGTGCCGGTTCCGGCCGACTGCCTCGATACGAGCGGCGATCCGATGTTCGGCCGGCTGCAGGCGCAATTCCCGCCGCCGGTGCCCAGGGAGGCCGTATGATCGTACCTGCGCACATCCAGAGCATTTGCGACGAGTTCGGCATCCGGATCGTGGACAAGCACCGCTATCCCGAGCCCGGCGAGACACGCGCCATCGCCACGATCGATCGCATCTGGCGCCGGTACGGCGAAGGGCACATCCGTCTCGTGCTCTCGACGCTGGTCGAGACGGCGAACAACAAGATCCTGCTCGACGAGGTCGGTTTGTGGATGGCGAGCGACATGGTGCGCAAATGCCGGCAGATGATCGAGCAGCGCGCCGGCGATTGGCTGGAGGTCTGGGACACGATCCCTGGCGGCGAGTTGCAGTTCGTCTGCCAGGACCTCTCCGGCATCATACCCCAGAGATACGCGCTCGGCGGCATGATCTACGAGCGCCTATATAGACGGTTCAAGCCTGATGCGGATCAGCTCGACATTCTCGATGACAGGAGGCGGACATGAACATCGGTGAAATCGCGGAGAAGTTCATCAGGGCGGCGGAGGTCGAGCGCGCCAGTCGCGAGCACGTCGGGCCGAAGCCGCTACGCGCCCAGGCGCTGCCCTACGTCCACTCCTATGCCGACAAGGCCGGCTGGCGCAAAGAGCCGGGCGACAAGCTCGAGCGCGGCGCCGATCCGCTGGCAGAAGAGCGCAAGGCGTTCTGGGAGCGTATGGGCCTCACGCCGACGGCGCAGGAGATCGCGGAGCTCGACGGGCTATACGACCTGCTCATGCTGGTCGAGGATGATGGCCAGCGCCGCGCGCTGCTCGCATGGGCCCGGTCGAAGGTCGGCGGCAAGTCATTCCGTCGCTGGTGCTTCCAGATTGAGGGCATCCATCCAGAGACCGGCCGGAGGCGAAAAGATCGCGCCCTGACTCGAATTTACGCACACCTATCCCGCAGCGTTGTGCAGAATAGCAATATCCATCGTTCACCCCTGTTGCACAGTGGGCCGGAAATCAGCGATGTTCTGGATACAGTCGAGGAAGATGTGGGCCGCAGGGAAGGGCTCAACAATTGGGCCGCAGACGACGCGTTCACCCCGTTCCTCGTAGATGTGAAGCACGATTTCAGCTGGGCCGCGAAGCGCAATGAGCGCCGGCGCCAGCGCGAGGCCGCCAGGCGGAAGAACGAGGCTGCGTAGCGGCCGCGCCAAATCATTCCGGGTTCTGTGTCCAGTACTCATGCACCTCTTGGATTAGTGGGAAGTCGACCATACCGGCTCCTTCTACCCAGGCGCGAACCATGGCGTGTTCCCCGGAGTCACGAGCGGCTACGGCTGCGGCAAACGCTTCTTCGGCCGTCTCGAAATCCGTTGTGGGTAAGCCAGTCAGGCCTTCGCTTTTCGCCGAGGCGGTAAAGACTTTCGCTTGGGCTCCTCGCTGGATGTCCTTGTAGTATGCGTTGGCCATTAGGGGCTCCTTCAATCGGGCGTGCATCCAAGCATCATGCATGCGGTTTGAAAAGCGCCGCGGAAATCAATTGGAAATCAAATATGGCAGGCAAAGCGCGAGGAGGCGCCCGCCCCGGCGCAGGAAGACCCGCAGGAGCGCGTTCAAGGGCCACAGCGGCGCACAAGGCCACGTTGTCCGACCTCGCGCGCGCGCACACTTCTACGGCGCTTGGCGTCCTCGTCGACATCGCCAAGAAGGGCGAAAGCGAGAGCGCTCGGGTGGCGGCGGCGAATTCCATTCTTGATCGCGCATATGGCAAGGCCAGACAGTCGCACGAGCATTCGGGGCCGAACGGCGGGCCGATCCCGACCGTCGACCTGACCAAGTTGAGTGGTGATGAACTCGCACAGCTCGAAAGCATCTTCGGTCCACTTGCCGGATCCGGCGACGATGATGCGGCTGATCCGGCAGGAGAGGGCGCGCAGGCAGGCTGAGGCTGAACGCGAGAGGGTCAGTCGGGACGCGGAGCGCATCAGGGAGAAGTCCCGGTCGCTGTCGGGTTTCATCCGTGAGGCATGGCACGTCGTCGAGCCCTCGATCACCTATGTGCACGGCTGGCACATCGACGCCATCTGCGAACACCTCGAGGCGATCACCGACGGGCAGATCATCCGTCTGCTGATCAACGTGCCGCCCGGCACCATGAAGTCGCTGATCACCGGCGTGTTCTGGCCGGCATGGGAGTGGGGGCCGAAGGGGCGGCCGGCGCTGCGCATCCTCGGCTCTTCCTATTCCGAGGACTATGCCAAGCGCGACAACCGGCGCATGCGCGACCTGGTGACGTCCGACTGGTATCAGGCCTTGTGGGGCGACACGGTCAAGCTCACCCGTTCGGGTGAGATGGCCTTTGCCAACACCAAGACAGGCTTTCGGCAGGGCGTTCCGTTCTCGCGTCTGACCGGCGGCCGCGGCGATCGGGTCATCATCGACGATCCGCACTCGGTCGACGGGGCGGAGAGCGAGGCTGAGCGCCTGTCCACGGTACGCACGTTTCGGGAATCGGTCCCGACGCGCCTGAATGATCCGGAGCGCTCGGCGATCGTCGTCATCATGCAGCGTCTGCACGAGGCGGACGTATCGGGTACCATCCTATCGCTCGGGCTTGGCTACGAGCATCTGATGCTGCCGATGGAGTTCGAGCCGGAACGCCGGTGCAAGACGTCGATCGGCTTTGAAGACCCACGCACCGAAGACGGCGAACTGCTCTTCCCAGCGCGATTCCCGCGGCATGTAGTCGAGCGCGACAAGATCCCGCTTGGTTCCTATGCCGTTGCGGGTCAGTTCCAGCAGCGTCCGGCGCCTCGCTCCGGCGGCATGTTCCAGCGCGGCGATTTCGAGATCGTCGAGGCGGTACCGGCCGGCGCCAAGCGGGTCAGGGCATGGGATTTCGCGGCATCGAAGCCGAAGCCGGGCAAACAGCCGGATTGGACGGTCGGTCTGAAGATGGCCCATGTCGACGGCGTGTTCTATGTCGAGGACGTCGTGCGCGACAGGTGGTCTCCCGGCGAGGTCGAGCGCAACCTGAAAAACACCGCTTCGCAAGACGGCGTCGAGGTTGGCATTCGGATGCCGCAAGACCCGGGCGCGGCAGGCAAAGCCGATGCGGCGACGAAGATCAAACTGCTGGCCGGCTACAGCGCGTTCGCCCATCCGGTGACCGGCGATAAGGCTACGCGGGCAACCCCTGCCTCGGCGCAGGCAGAAGCCGGCAACGTCAAGCTGGTGCGCGCGCCGTGGAACGACAATTTCCTGTCGGAGGTATGCACGTTTCCATCGGGTCAGTTCGATGACCAGGTGGACGCATTCGCCGATGCACTCAACGAGCTCGCGCTTCAGGCCAGCCCGCGCGTCGCCATGTTCCTGAGCAAGAGGCACCGAGCATGAACGCAGTCGTCCGCATCAGGAATGCTGCCACGCGCCGCCTCGAGGTGATGTTCCCGGGCTTCTTCCCGGCCGCCAAACACAACCATTACGTCGACTTCGGCTATCCTGAGCATCTGGCGTTCGACAACTTCTACGGCATGTTCAGCCGCAACGGCCTTGCGCGCGCCGGGGTCGAGAAGACCATCCTCAAGACCTGGCAGGACGCACCGTTCCTCCTCGAAAAGGAGCGCGACGGCAGCCAGAAGGGCAAGGCGGACGAGACCACGGTCGAGGCCGACATCCGTCGCCGCTTCGCCGACCTGCGCATCTGGCAGCACATGGCGGAGGCGGATCGGCGCGGCATGGTCGGCGGGTATGGCGCTTTGATCCTGCGCGTGGGCGATAACCAGAACTTCGATCGCCCTGTCGACCGGGTCGGCGGCGGGCTCGACGGTCTGATCGAGGTCATCCCGGCGTGGGAGGGCCAGCTTACCGTTGCGGAGTGGGAGAGCGACCAGCGCGCCGAGAACTATGGCCACCCGGCCATGTACCAGTTCAACGAGGCGAACGTTGACCCGAACCAGCGGAACAACCGCAACTTCCGAATCCATCCCGATCGCGTCGTCATCTGGTCGAAGGACGGAACGGTCCACTGCCGATCGGCTCTGGAGCCCGGCTACAATGACCTGATCACGCTGGAGAAGATCAGCGGCGCCGGCGGCGAGGGGTTCTGGAAGAACGCCAAGTCCGCCCCGGTATTCGAGGTCGACAAGGAAGCGCAGATCGACCAGATGGCCCGCGCCATGGGAATCGCGGTCGAAGACCTCGTCGACAAGATGAACGAGCAAGTCGAGGACTGGCAGAAGGGCTTCGACAAGCTGCTCATGCTGCAGGGCATGCAGGCCAAGACGCTGGGCGTCGTCCTGCCGTCGCCGGAGCACTTCTTCGCCATCGCTCTGCAGGGCTTCGCGGCCTCGCTGAGCATCCCGCTCAAGATCCTCGTCGGGTCGCAGACGGGCGAGCGCGCCAGCACGGAAGACGCCAACGAATGGTCGCAGACGATCATGTCGCGTCGGACCAGCGTTGTCGTGCCGAACGTCATGGCCTTGGTCAACCGGCTGGAGCGCTTCGGCATCCTGCCCGAGCGTGACTGGCATCTCGACTGGACAGACCTCACCGAGGCGTCGATGGCCGAGAAGATCGATCGCGCCAACAAGATGGCCGACACGAACCAGAAGATGAAGGACAGCGGCGAGTTCGTCTTCACGCCGGAGGAAATCCGCGAGGTCGTCGACATGGAGCCGCTCAGCGACGCTGAGAAGTTCCGCGACGAGGACGATGACGAGGCCGAAGCGTTCGTGACGCCGGCCGACCCCGAATAGATCGGAGACAATTCAGTGTCCAAGACCGTCCGAGTGAACATCCGCTCGGTCGCGAACACGGCTGCGGTGCGCAAGGAGAAGCGCAACGGCCGTGACGTCGTGATCGTGCCGAGCGCCACACTGCCCGACGATATCGTGATGAACGACATCATGTATCCGGCCGCCGAGATCGAAAAGTCGTTCAAGGGGCTGGACCGGACGCCGGCGCCGCTCGGTCATCCGACCATCAATGGCAAGTTCGTCTCGGCGCGCGACCCCGAAGGGATCAACATCGGCTGGATCGGCGCCTGGAACGAGAACCTGCGGCGCGAGAACGGCCGCGTGCTCCTCGACAAGGTGATCGACGTCGAGATGGCCAACCGTTCCGAGGGCGGCAAGGCGGTCCTGAACGCGATCGAGAAGGGCGAGCCGGTCCACACCTCGACCGGCCTTCTCTGCCTGCTCGACGCGGCTAATGGCGATGTCGAATACAAGCACGTCGCCCGCGAGATCGAGTTCGATCACGACGCCATCCTCCTCGACCAGGAGGGCGCTGCAACGCCGGCGCAGGGCGTGGGCATGCTCGTCAATGCCAAGGGCGAGACGGAAGATATCGAAGTCATCAATTCCTCGATCGAGGCGGACTTCGAACAGGAAATCGATTGGGCGGTCGAGAGCATCTACCGCGCAGTCGAGCGGCGTGAAGAGCGGAAGGATGACCGTCCTTTCATCGATCGCCTGAAATCCGCGATCATGGAGGCCCTGGGCCTCTCCGAGCGGGCAACCCCCACCAACATCACGAAGGACGACGATATGGACAAGGTCCAGTTCGACGCGCTTTCCCAGAAGGTTGACGCCCTCTCGGAAGCGATGAAGCCCGATGCGCTGGCGACGGCGATCGGCAATGCCGTCAGCGCCGCGGTGAAGCCGCTCGTCGACGCACAGACGGAAATGGCCGCCAACCAGAAGGCCAAGGACGAGGCCGAACTCACCGAGCTGCGCGCCAAGATCGTCAAGGCCAACCTTCTCGAGGAAGACGAGGCGAAGGAGCTGACGCTCAACGCCGCGCGCGCCCTCGCCAAGAAGGCCGAACCGGGTAAGGCGACGCCGCTCAACGGCGCTTTCCTCCCCAAGGGTGAAACGGGTGGCTTCAAGCTGCCGAAGGCGGAGGGTTAAGCCCATGGCTCGCTACAACAAGATCTATGCTGGCCCGGTGACGCAGCCTACGCCGCAGGTGCAGGAAGCGCCGGCGGCCGCGGCGACGCTGCCCGGCTGCCTCGTCGTCCTGACCAGCGGAGAGTTCGCTCTCGCCGGCGCGACGACCGTCGGCAAGGTGTTCATCGCGCAGGACAACTACCTCGCGATGAAGGGCGTCGACGACGCATGGGCCGCAGACGATACAATGATCGGCATGGAGCTGCTCGACGAGCAGTTCTTCAACGCCCGCGTCGCCACCGGCAACAATATCACGCGCGGCGCGGCTCTCACGCCTGCCGCCAACGGTCTGCTCGCGCTTGCCTCGACCTCCGACATGGTCGTGGCCTTCGCCGAAGAGGCCTACAACAACACGTCCGGTACGTCCCAGCTTGTCCGCGTTCGCGCGGCCAAGGGCTACCTGACCGCTGCCGCATAAGGAGAAAGCGACATGCGCTATTTCGACGAACAGCTCGTCGCCAACTCCCGGCCGCATGCGGCATGGTGGGGCGAGGTGTCCATGGTTCGCGAGGGCTTCCACCGTCAGGAGGACGTTCTCGCCAACCTGGCCGCCGAATTCATGGGCAATGCTGCCGCGATCCTGCCGCGCGATGCGTGGATGGACCTCGACGGCATCACCCGCCGCGTCATGCGCGCCGACGAGGGTCAGGCCTGGATGGCCGACCTGATGCCGCTCGCCAAGACCGTCAACATCGGCAAGCTGGTCCACCTGACCCGCGTCTCCGGTGATGCCGGCACGGTCGTCCGATCCATGTCCGGTCAGGTGCCGGTTCCCATGGACAAGGTCGGCTATGACTACCGCGGGACGCCCGTGCCGATCTTCTCGACCGCATATGGCCGGGAATGGCGCGAGTGGAACACGCTGCAGTCGGAGAACTTCGACGCTCTGTCGGACGACCAGGAGGCGCACACCGCCAAGATCCGTCGCGACATGGCGCTCTATGCTCTCGACGGCGATGCCTCGATCAAGTTCGAGGGCTATCAGGCCTACGGCATCCGCACCTCGCCGCTGGCCAAGTCGATCAACCTCGGCTCGGGCGCCGGCGGCGCGAACATCGACCTGACCACGGCCACGTCGGACGCGATCGAAGCGTTCATCAACGGCGCCTTCGGGACGATGCTGGACGACAACCTGATCCGCGGCGGCGTGAACATCTATGTCTCGCCGGAGATCGCCCGCAACCTCGACAAGCCCTATTCGGGCTCGGCCGGGTTCAAGATCGGCTCGCTGCGCGACGCGCTGCTGGCCAACCGCCGGATCAACAAGATCGAGACCTCGTTCGAGCTTTCGGGCAACGAGTTCTTCTGGTTCGTCCCGTCGGCCGACTACATCCGCCCGCTCATCGGCATGGCGGTCAACACGACGGCCATCACGCGCCAGAACCCGACGGACAACTACCAGTTCCTCGTCATGGGCGCGATGGGCATCGAAATCCGTGCCGATTTCAACGGCAAGGCCGGCGTCGGCTACTCCGTCGTCGTGAACTGATCGTCCTCCCAAGATGATCTTTGAGACGGGCCGGCCAAGCGCTGGCCCGTTCGGTGAGATCATGGCCGGAAGAAGGAAGACCTGACATGAAAATCCGCATCACGAAGCCGGGCCTGTATGGGTCCGCAGGCGCCATCGCTGTGGGCACCGAGTTCGACGTCAAGGAAGAGCCGAAGGGCTGGGCGGGGCGTTATGACGTCGTCTCCAGCGGCGGCAAGGGCAAGACGGCCGTCACGAACCCGAAGCCGACCGAGGATGCGCCGAAGGGCCCGTTCGAAGCGCGCGAGAAGGGCGGCGGCTGGTGGGCGATCTACAGTGCCGACGGCAAGGAAGTCGGCAAGTCCATGCGCGAAGACGACGCCAAGGCGTTCAACGACCTGTCCGATGAGGACAAGGCCGCCTTCATCGCCGAGGACTGATCCATGTACGGTACCGAGGCAGGGTTCACGGCCTATGCGCAGGAGCGGGGCTATATCGTCCCGGCCGGCGACGTAGGCGCGGCCCTGCACCGGGCCACGACGTACATCGACGGCACCTATGGCGCGCGCTTCCTTGGCATCCCGACCGACGGGCTCGTGCAGGTGGACGCATGGCCCAGGACGGGCGTGCCGGGCGTGGCGAGCGATGCGATCCCGGCAAAGGTCGAGTATGCGGCATATGAGGCCGCGCTCGCCGAACTGAAGCAGACGGGCAGCCTCTCCCGAACCGTGGACCCCTCGCGCCTCGTAAAGCGGCAGAAGGTCGACACGATCGAGCGTGAGTTCTTCGAACCCGGTAAGGACGTCGCAGCGGTCGCCACGCCGATCCTGACGATCATCGAGGGGCTGCTGTCGCCGTTCCTCATGGTGGAGACCAGCAACTTGTTCCTGAGGTCGATTGGCCGATGAGCGAGTTCTACGACGACATGCGGGACATGGCCGGCGATGTGCTGGCCGACTTCGCGCAAGGCACCGTCATCCTCCGCCGCGTTGTGCCGGGCATGTCAGACCCCGCGACGCCATGGGTGCCGCCAACCGAGGACACGACGACGGAATTCACCTTGGCAGCCACGGCAAAGCGCCTCCATCAACGATATGAGAATGGCGTCTTGATTATTGAGACCGGCGACATGCTGACGATCTCGCCAAGGGCCTGGCTAGTTCAGTTTGAGGGAGAGCCAGTCGATCCGCCTCATCAGGTCGACCTTGAACCGCTGATCACCGACACGCTCGTCATCGACGGAGTGGAGCGCGTCATCACCAATCTGACGCCAGTGCCGGCCGCAGGCGATCCGGTGGCGTGGAAGGCGTGGTGTGCGGCATGACCGTTTCCACCCGCGCGCTCATCGAGAACCTGCTCGCCCGCTACGACGAGGTGATCCGCGACGCCTTCATGGCCGCGATCCAGGATATCCGCAACTCGATCACGTTGCGCGTCATCGTCGAACGCCTGGAGAAGGGCGACGTCGAGGGCGCCATGAGCGCGATGCAGCTAGATCGAGACGCGTTCGCCCGGCTCGATCTTGCAATCGCAGAGGTCTACAACAGCGGCGGTCAGGCGACCGTGGGCAACCTGCCGAAGCTGACCGATCCATCCGGCAATCGCGTCGTGTTCCGGTTCGGCGTCCGCAACCCGGAGGCGGAGGCGTGGCTCGGCGGGCATTCGTCGACGCTGGTCACGCGCATCGTGGACGATCAGCGTGCCGCGATCCGTACCGCGCTCGTCGAAGGGCTGTCGGAGGGCCGCAATCCGCGCCAGACCGCGCTTGATGTCGTCGGTCGTGTCTCCCGCGCCACCAACCAGCGTGAGGGCGGCATCATCGGCCTGACGGCTGCGCAGGAGCGCTACGTCGCCACGGCGCGGCAAGACCTGCTCTCGGGCGATCCCGAGCGGCTGCGGCACTACCTGACCCTGGGGCGTCGCGATAAGCGTTTCGACCGGACGGTCACGAAGGCGATCAAGGAGGGGCGGCCGGTCCCGCGCGAGATGGTCGACAGGATCACCGGCCGATATGCCGACCGCCTGCTCGATCTTCGCGGCGAGATGCTGGCGCGCACCGAAACGATGACCGCGCTCGGCAAGAGCCGGGACGACGCGATCCGCCAACAGATCGCCGCCGGCAAGATCATGGCCGAAGACGTGACGAAGACCTGGCGCTCGGCCGGCGACGGAAGGGTGCGCCATACGCACCGCGTCTTGAACGGCAAGTCGGTCGGCATCGACGGCCTATTCCAGAGCCCGAGCGGCGCCATGCTCAAGCATCCAGGCGATCCATCCGCGCCGGTCAGCGAGATCAGCGGCTGTCGCTGCTGGTGCGAATACAAGATTGACTATTTCGCCAGCGTCGTGCGGCGGCAGCGAGCCGCCTGATGGCAAAGCTCTCGTTCAGCACGCAAATCGCGGATTGGGTGAAGCGCGTCGAGGGCGCGACCGAAGCCGTATTCAAGGAGAGTGCGCAGGAGATCGTCTCGGAGATGCAGAAGCCGCGCACCGCCGGCGGCCGGATGCGCATCGACACAGGCTTTCTCCGAGCCTCGCTGATGGCGTCGACGGCAGCCATGCCCTCGATCAAGCCCAATGCGGCCCCGGTCGAGGGGCAGAGCTACGCCTTCAATGACGGCGCGATCGAAGCGGTGATCGCCGGCAGCGAACTCGGGGATACGATCTATGTCGGCTACACGGCCGCCTATGCCGGCTATCGCGAGTATGGGGCGAACGGGCAGGCGCCTGACGCCTTCGTGCGCACGGCCGTGCAGCGCTGGCCGGGAGTTGTGGCCGACAAGACGAACGAACTCAGGCGTCGCCTGGGTCTTTAACGCCGGGCACATTGTCGGACCCGGTTTCGGAAGCAAACAGCAGAGCAAGAGCGAGACCTGACAATGCCTCGCGCGCGGCGCGCAGCGCAGTGTCGGCTCTCACCGTCTCGCCCGGCGCATCGCCTAGGGCGCGACGGGCTTCAATCAGCAGGTCGTGAGCACGGTTGTCGCTGAGCGGTGTTCGATCGGCCATCAAGGGAACTGATATCGCATGCCGACCGTCGAAACCAGCATCTGGCTCGCGCTGCGGGCGCGCGTCGCGTCGCTCGTGCTGAACCCCGCGCTGCCGGTCGCATGGCCGAACGAATCGTTCACGCCGCCGGCAACGGGCTATCTGCGCGTTTCGCACATCCCGAACGTCAATCGCCGGCTCTTCCACAACGGCAGCGACCCGCACGAGCGCCTCGGGCTGCTCCAGGTTGATGTCTTCGCCCGCCAGAACCAGAACGCCGCGGTGGCGGTGGAGATGGCCGGTCAGGTGGCCGCGCATTTCCCGGCCGATCTGCGCATGCCCTACGGCGATCTGCATTGCCGCGTCACGAAGGCGCCCGACGTCGCCCAAGCCATGCGCGACGGGGCGTTCTGGATGGTTCCCGTCACCATTCCTTATCGCTGCTTCATCTAGGAGAAACCGACATGACACAGGTCGTCTACGCGACCCAGCGCGTTCCGAATCTGGAAGGCCGCACCTTCAAGAACCCGCGCAACTTCCTCGCGCCGGTCGAGGGCGCGACCAAGGTCTACATCGATGGCGACTGGCCGGACGTGATGGCCGCCTACGAGAAGATCAAGGTTCCGGTCGAGCCGATCGAGAACATGAAGGCGCTGCCGGGCCACGCAAAGCCGGCCGAGCCTGCCGCGCAGAAGTAACCCCTCCATCATCCGCGAAAGGACAGGCTCATGTCTGTGAACACCGCATCGGGCGCGAAGATTTCGATCGGCCCGACCACTGCAGCCTCCAATGCGACCGAGTACGGCGCCCTGACGCCCTGGGTCGAGATCGGCGAGGTGCAGAACCTCGGCGAATTCGGCGACCAGTCGAACGACGTCACCTTCACCTCGCTGTCCGACGGCCGGGTGCGCCACCTCAAGGGCGCGCGCGACGCCGGCGTGCTCGCGCTCGTCTGCGGTCGCGATCCACTCGATGCCGGGCAGGTCGCCGTCCGCGCGGCGGAGAAGACCAAGTTTGCCTACGCCTTCAAGATCGAGGCAGCGGACGCTCCCGACGAGGATCACACCGACAGCGTGTTCTACTTCCATGCTCTGGTGCAGTCGGCGCGTGACAATTTCGGCGAGAACGATGCCGTCGTCACGAGTACCTTCAATCTCGGCATCACGACGGCGATCATCGAAGTGCCGGCGGCGGAGGTCACCCCGTAATGGATCTCGCGAAATTCGATGGCCTCGCCAAGACCTTCGACGAGGGGCAGGAGGTCGAAATCCGTCATCCGGCGACCGGCGAGAAGCTCGGCCTCAAGGTGCGGATCGCCTCCTACCAGTCCGAGCGGGTCAAAAAGCTGCAGCGCAAGCTGGCGAATACCGCCATGCGCGAGCAGCGGCGCAACCCGAAGAAGGCGGCCACGGTCGAGGAGGTCGAGGAGAAGGCGCACGACATCATGGTTGCGGCCGTGATCTCGTGGGAGGGTTTCGAGCGCGACGGCAAGGAACTGCCGTGCACGCCCGAGAACGTCCGCGCCGTCCTGACCAATCCCGACCTCTGGTTCATCGGCGAGCAGATCGACAAGGCCGCCGAAGACGCTCAGGGTTTTCTGACGGCCTCGCAAACGACCTGATCGAGTTTGCCGAGGCCAAGTTTGCGAAGGGCGGCGCCGATCTGGAGCCGCCCGACGCCACCGCGCACATCTGGGACTGGTATCTCGATATCTCCGTCGGCTTCGGCGGCATGGGCGGGATCGCCTTCCATGGCGAGATCGAGGCGTTCGCCCGCCTGACCGGCGCCGAGCCGGATCCGTTCGAGGTCGACATGCTGCGGATGCTCTACCGCGTCCAGATGGCATCGATCGACAAGAAGTCGAAGACGAGCCCGAAAGACCAGCCGAAGGCCGAGGTTGCCGTCAGTGACGGGGCCGGGGTTGTCGGCTTCATGCGCGGCCTTGGGGCCAAGAAGAAGGGTTAGTCGTCAGTCACAGCCAATGCCACCTTCGCCGGCGCTGAATGTCGCTGATGGTTTGTCGGGACACACCAAACTTGGCCGCGATGACTGTCTGGGTGAAATCTTCGCTCATGGCGCGGATCGCAAGGACATCATCGGAGGTCAGGCGGGCCTGTCCATTTGTCTCGCCACGGTTGGCGGTGTCGTGATCGATTCGGTCTTCGTGGTTGCCTTTGTGGGTATCCCAGCGCAGATGGCCAGGATGGATGCAGCCCTCGTGTGCTTTGCCGCAAGAGTGCGCTGCTTCGTGGTCAGGCGACGGTGCGGGGCCGTGCGCAAGTTCGCACATGACGCGTGTGACCTTGACCTTCTTGCCGTCAATGTAAGTCGCGCCAGGGCCGGCAGGGTGGTCGTTGAAGGGCCATTTGAGGCAGTCGTCACCCTCATAGGATGCATGGGCTGTTATCCATGCAAGCAAATCGCCATGGGACGTACCGCCCCCAAGCGGATCACCATGTCGACAAAGACGATGATAGTGGGCGCTGCACAGGCCGCGCGTGATCCTGCCGCCCTTGCCGCAATTAGGAATCGAGCATAGACGAGAAATAGCCATTTCGACCTCGCATCAGGTTGGCTTGGTTAGAGGCCGATGCCGGTGTTAGCGCACCGCTCGGCCTCGATCGTCTATAGGCTCAATTCACTTGAATTTCAAGGAATTGACCATGGCAGACATCGCCAAACTCGGGTTGGAAATCCAATCCGATCAGGTCGACAGAGGCACTGCCTCGCTCCATAAATTCGCGGGTGCTGCGCGTGTTGCCGATCAGGCTGCATCTGGAATGGCGGGGGCTACGAGAGCCGCTGCTGCGTCGCACGTAGCAAGCGCTCGCGCCGCCTATACTCAAGCCGCGGCCGCGCTTGCTGTGGCGAAAGCATCCGGCTCCGCTTCCGCCGCTGACCTAAAGGCGATGGCTTCTGCAAAGCAACTCGCTGCGGCTAACCTCGCGGTCGCAAGGGCCGACCGTGACAGAGTAGCAGCATCGAGTGCGTCAGCGGGTGCTGCGCAAGCCGCCGCGTCTGCCCTCCAGCGTGAAGGTGCGGCCGCCATGCAAGCCGCTGGGGCAATGAAGGTTCATTCCGCTGCCGTGAATGACAACACGCGGCGCATGGGCAGCAGTTTCTCAGGTCTAGCGAGCCAATTTCAGGACATCGGCGTCACGGCCGCGATGGGCATGAACCCCATGATCATCGCGCTCCAGCAGGGCACGCAGATTGCCGGTCAGATGGAATTCGCTCTGCAAGGGGGCGGCACTGCGACGAGCGTCCTGAAAGAAGCATTTCTTTCGCTCCTGTCTCCCCTGTCGATCGCCACGACCGGCTTGACTGCGCTTGCAGCCGTCGGCCTGCAGATGGTCGACTGGCCGGCGGCTGCGGCATGGGCGCTGAACCTGATGGCCGACAGCTTGGAGGTGATCGCACCGTATGCGACGATGGCGGCTGCGGGGCTGGCGCTGCTCTACGCGCCGGCGATCATCGGAGGCATCGTCAGCGTGATCGCGATTCTGGCCCGGATGACGGTCGCGGCGCTCACGGCAGCGGCGAGCCTTGCGCTCGCGAATCCGGCGGCAGCGTTCGTGCTCGCGGTCACGGCCATGGTCGCTGCGGCGAACATCTTCCGCGACGAGCTCGCGCAAATCTTTGGCCGCGACATCGTCGAAGACGCCAAGAATGCCGCCAACCTGATCATCGGCGTCTTCGTCGGCGCATTCGAGGCGATCCGCGCGACCTGGTCGATGCTGCCCGCTGCCATGGGCGATCTCGGCTATCAGGCCGCGAACAAGTTCCTTGAGGGCATCACGTGGATGGCGCGCGAGGCCGTGTCGATCATCAATGGGCTCATCGCCAGCATCAACGGCGGCCTGCGCGGGGCAGGTGTGGATATCCAGATCCCTGACCTTGGCGCGCCAGCGAAGACCATCCCGAGCCTTGGCGTGACGAATCCATATGCCGGTAGCGCGGCAGGGGCGGCAGGCGCCGCGACCGATGCGTTCCGGGCGGCGCAAGGGAGGGACTACGTCGGCGAGATCGGCGCGGCGGTCACAAGCGGCGCCTCGGAGGCCGCAGGCATGCTGCGCGACCTTGCTGGGTCGCTTACGACGGTCGAGGATGCGGCTGGCGGGGCGGGGCGTGCTGCAAAGGAAGCGGCCGATCGCGGGGTCAAGAAGCTCGCCGATGAAACGCTCAACGCCGCGCAGGCCGCGGCAGACTTCGCAAAGGGCGTCACCAAGGGGTTCATCACCGATCTGCGTCAGGGATTGCAGAACGGCGAGGGGTTCTTTCGATCGTTCGCCAATGCGGCTCTCAACGCGCTCGACAAGGTGGTCGACAAGCTGCTGGACGATGTTCTCGACGCCATCTTCCAGGTCAACAAAGCCGGTTCCGGGGGCGCAGGTGGGGGTGGTGGATTCCTGGGTGGCATCTTCGGCTCGATCGGCAAATTCTTCGGCTTCGCTGGCGGTGGCTATACCGGGCCCGGAGAAAAATATCAGCCAGCCGGCATCGTCCACAAAGGCGAATATGTGTTCAGCGCCGCCGCTGTTAGGGCACTCGGAGTAAGCAATCTCGATCGCGCGCATCGTCGTGCCAAGGGCTACGCGGAAGGCGGCTATGTCGATGGAAGTACCCCGCGAATCAATAGCCCTGCGAATGGGAGCCGATCGTCAAGCGATGTGGTGCGTATCGTGCTGCAGGACGATAGCGGACGCATGGCACAGATTGCGGACCAGAGGATCCAAACATCGGCAGGAATGATCGTGCAGATCTCGGTCGAGCGAAGCACCCGCGCCGTCAAGCAGGGGCTTCCCGGGATGATCGCCAACGCTCAGACGCGGACCATGTAAATGGCGACGGTTCTCTGGCCTTTCGAGGTGCTGATGCCTCAGCACATCTCCGTCGATATCGCCTCCAGGTCACTGTCCGGCGCTGTCGCGATTTCAGGGGCGGTCCAGGTTGTGTCGTCAGATGCTGGAATCTGGAAGGTCACATACCAAGAAGTTGCTGTGGTCGATCGCGCCAGGATTCTCGCGTGGCGCGGCATAAGCGGGCTCTTGGAAGGGCGCTTGAACCCTATTCTCGTTCCTGTCACGCGGTTTTACCAACCGGCATGGATCGAGGATGAGAATGGGGACGTCGAGCCGATTCCGCACTCGGATGGTGCATTCTTCGGTGATGGTTCCGGCTATGTCGGTTCCGTCAATAGCGTGACGCTTGCGGGTTCTGTTGCTGCTCGCGCGACGACGGCGAACATCAGCATTGCCTATGGCGGGACACTGGAGCCTGGGCAACACTTCTCGCTGGGAGAACGCCTGTACCGTGTCCGCTCGGTGACCTACACGAGCGACACGGCAGCGACGATCACATTCCGTCCGCCGCTGCGCGAGGCAGCAAGCCTCGGCGACCGGCTGGAGTTTGATGCTCCCATTTGCCGAATGAAATTGGCCGTCGACAATGCCATGGACCTTCCGCTTGAAATTGGAAGGTGGAGCTTTCCGACTGTCAACTTCGTCGAGGACGTGTGATGGCGGACTTCTTCACATCGGCGCAGATCGCGCACCTCAGCAATTCGACCGTGCGGTTCAGCCTTCTTGTCGAGATGGCATTCGACACCGACACCGTTCGGCTCTGGGAAGGCAACACGGTCCTGACGACGATGGGGCACGACTGGCAGCCGACGCATGGCCGCGCGACGATCGACGGGCTGAGCGTCGTGACCGGCACGGCCTCGGACGCGGTCACGATGACACTGAGCGGCGTGCCGGACAGCGCGACCGATCTCCTGGCACTCGCGCTCGAGGAATCGCCGGAGGTCAGCCAGCGATTGTGCAAGATCTTCATCCAGCTCTTCGACGACGAATGGCAGAATGTCGGCAGCCCGATCCTGTTCTGGTGGGGTTTCATGCAGCCGCCGCGCGTGACTCGCACGCCGATGGACGGCATCGACGGCGCGATCCAGACCATCAGCGTGACGGCCGAGAACGCCTTCTTCAACCGCAGCAGGCCGCCGAACGGCCGCTACACCGACCGCGACCAGCAGAAACGGTCGCCGGGGGACAAGTTCTTCCAGTTCACGCCGTCGCTGCTCTACGCGACGTTCCCCTATCCGGACTACTGATGCGCGCGCTCCAGCAGTTCATCACCGCCGAAATGGGAAAGCCGTTCCGGTGGGGCGAGACCGACTGCGCCACGACAGCCGACAGGTGGGTTCGCTCCATGCGCGGGTTCTCGCCCATGGCCCGATTCGGACGGCAGCACAGCGGGCCGCAGGACGCCGCTCATTGGCTCTCCGAGCCAGGGAGCATTGCGGTGGCCGTCAATCGCGTCATGCGCGCCGGCGGCTTCTCCAAGACGGAGGAGCCGCAGGCCGGCGACGTTGGCCTGGTGTTTCACGCCGGCAAGCTCTGCATGGCGATCTGCGCTGGCGATATCTGGTTCAGCCGCGACGAGAACGGCTTCATCGGCGCGCCGCTCGGCAGCGTCTGGAAAGCCTGGAAGGTCTAGATGCCCGTAGCAGTTTCCGGCCTCATCGCGGCAACGCTCGGCTCGTCGGCCGTTGGCGTCGCGCTCCAGTCCGCGCTCGGGGCGTTGACCATCCTAGGTGGGACAGCGCTCGGCGGCGCGCTTATAAATCTCGGGCTTTCGGTCGGCCTCAACTTCCTCGCCCAGTCGCTGTTTCGTCCCTCGGCGCCGAAGCCGGAAGACGTGCAGACGTCATTCCGGCAGGCGACGGCGCCGCGGGTCCGTCACTATGGACGGATCAAGGCATCAGGCCCCTGGGTCTTCGCGGCCTCGTCGGCGGGCAACTTCTACAAGGTGATCGCGCTCGGGCAGGGGCCGATCGACGGCATCGAGGAATTCTGGCTGGACGACAATCTCGTCACATTCGATGCCGGCGGCGAAATCCAGCAGGGCACATGGATCTCCGGCTCATCGCCGCTGGTGCGGGTGCAGTATCGACTGGGGCAAGCCGTCGAGACCGCCTATGGCGCCCTTTCGGGCACATTCCCGCAATGGACGGCGGATCATCGGGGAGACGGCGTCGCCTCGCTTTTCATCACACAGCGCGCGGTCGGAAGCGACTATTTCCTGTCGCTGTTCCCGAACGGGATCAATACCAGCTATCGCGTCGTCATGCGCGGGGCAAAGCTGGTGCCGATCGGCGGCGGGGCGCTGGAGTGGGGCGATAACGCCGCGTCGGTGATCTACGACTACATGGGCCATCAGGATGGGCTTCGCCTGCCGTCTGCCGTGCTCGACACGCCGCTCGCGCTTTCGGGCTGGGCAACGGCGTTCTCGCGCGCCGACGAGGCGATCGCGCTTGCCGCCGGCGGGACAGAACCGCGCTATCGCCTTTGGGGCTCCTACCAACTCAGCGAGCGGCCCGCAGACGTCCTGGGCCGGATGCTACAGTCGTGCGACGGTCGTCTTGTGCCCACACCGGATGGCGGACTGACGCTCGATATCGGGACATGGGAAGAGCCGACCGTCGTCATCGGGCCGGAGACGATCACGGGGTTTTCCGAGCTCGGCCGCGGGCGGGACGTCCTGTCGACGGCGAACACGATCCGCGCCACCTATCTGGAGCCAGCTCAGGACTATCAGGCCGCCGATGCCGATCCGTGGGTCGACGAGGCGGATGTCAGCGAGCGCGGGGAAATCTCGTCGGATGTGCAGTTCCACATGGCGCCATCGCACGGCCAGGCGCGCCGTCTGATGAAGCTTGCCGCGTATCGCGCAAATCCGAACTGGGTCGGCACGTTCCAGTGCAACCTTCGCGCCCTTGCCGCGATCGGCAAGCGTTTCGTTCGCATCCAGTATCCTCTCTTCGGCATCAACAGCGTGTTCGAGGTGCAGGATCTGCGGTTCATCATCGGCGAGGGGGGCATCCTGACCGGTGTCACGTTGCAGATGCAGTCGATGCCGGCGGCGTCCAGCCAGTGGGACAGTTCGCAGGAGGGCACCGCGCCCGTCATGGACGAGGCGGACAGCGAGGACGGCGTTCCGACCCCTGCGCCGCCGACAGTCGATTTCGTCGGTGACGATGCTGAATTGTCCTTCTCTCCGTCGCCCTCGGTCCTCCTGTCCTACCAAGCGCGTTACAAGCCAACTGCGTCGAGCGACTGGTTCACGATCACCGGGCTGCCGCAGGATGCGACCGGCCTCGTCATCGAAAGCCTAGCTGCCGATACGGCCTACGAGTTCCAGCTCCGCTGGGTGACCGAAAAGGGCCGGCCCGGCAACTGGTCGGCCAGCACGATCGCGACCACGCCCGTCTGATCCACTTCGATTTCAAATCATCGACCCTGCCTTGGCGGGGCGCTTATGCATGGAGAATAAGCATGGTGCAGGCCGCCGATGTCATCTTTCGGGATTTCGCTACTGACGGCGTCCCTGCATCTGGGAAACATGAGCCGCGCAAGGTTGAAATTCGTGAGTGGGGCACTGCTCTTGAGGCGTTTCGCGATGCCGGACTGGCGTCCGGCTCCAGCGCCATCTACGACACACGCGCGAACCTCGAAGCGAATATCGTCTGGGTAGCCAACACCCTTGCGTGGGTCATCGCCGACCCTGTCGCGGCGAACAATGGCATCTACCGCAAGATCGGCTCGAGCGGCACCGGGTCGTGGTCGCGCGTTGGCGACCTGCCTTACAGCTTCATCCGCGCGACAGACGCGGGTGCTGGTACGCCCAACGCGATCCAGGCGTCGAGCAGCATTCCCGTCTCGTCGTCGGCGCTGGTGGCCCTGAACATCTTCGAGGCGAACGCTGGCTCGCCCGTCACCGTGTCGTTCAACGGCGGCACCGTGCTCACAATCAAGACGAACTCGGGCAACGATATCGCTCCTGGTGGCCTCGCCGCTGGCGTGATCGTAGCCGGTTATGTGTCGGGTTCGACCTTCCGACTGATTAGCGACCAGGCGAGCGCCGCGATTGTCGCGGCGGCGGAAGCGGCACAGACAGCGGCGGAAGAGGCGCGGGATCAGGCCATCGCCGCAGCGGCCACAGTATCTGCGCCAAAGGCCACGCTCGCGCTCGCCATTGCCGACGACCCTGCCGTTGATCCTGAGTATTACGACATCGCCTATTTCGACACCGCCTATCAGAGCGGGTCGGGCGCGAAGTGGCGCAAGGTGGCGAGCGACCCCGGCTTGGTTGCCGGAGCGGCGTTCCAGAACGCGAATGGCGCTTGGTATGTCAACCATGCCGAAGCCCTCCGCCCCGAACAGTTCGGCCGCATCGGCGTCAACGCGGCAGGCGATACGGCGGCATGGGAAGCCCTTGCCGCAGTGGCGAACTATCGAGCCGCGTCCTCGCCTTCCGTCGTCATCAATGCGAGCGGCGAATATCTCATCGCCGGGACCGCCGTAGAGTTCTTCGACATCGAACATGCGGTTCTCGACCTTTCGGGGGCGGCGCTTCGCCAGCAGACGAATTTCTCGCGCACGCTGTCGTTTCAGGATTGCGGCCTTATCGAGGTCAACGGCGGGCGCTTCTACGGGCGAGGCGGCGCGACGGGCGAATGGGTGGACATCGACGGCAACGATGTTAACTGGAATGGCGTTTCAGCCGTCTACGCGCGCGAGTGTGGACAGCTTGTTTGTAAGTCGGTCCAGATGCGCGACCATACCGGCCATGCAATTTTCGGGCACGGCACGGAAAAGGTTTTCGTCCACGACAGCTATATCGAGGGCATCGGCCCCGACTTTATCGATCCTTTCGACAACGGTTCGAATTTCGGCGTCAGCGTCCAGCCTTACGACAACACGCAGGGCTGGGTCTTCGAGGTCGAAATCAAGAACTGCCACATCTGGAATTCTGCCAGCGGCGTTCAGGCCGTCATGACGCGTCGGTTCGAGGTCACCGGCGGCGAGATTGCCGGCCTTGGCGAGCATTGCATTTACGGCATCGACCTTGACGGCATTCGCCTCCAGGGGGTGACGCTGCACAGCGCCCCTGTGTTCGCCTTCAAGAACCAGCTCGAAAACTATGCCGGCCGCTTCGTGTGGCCACTTTGGGTGTCGGGAACTAACTATGTCGTTGGCGACAAGGTTCGCCGCTTCAGTGTCGCATGGCGCTGCGTCGTGGCTCACACGGCGTCTGGCACGAGCATGGCGAATTGGGTGGTGGACGAAAGTTACTACCGCAACGGGGGCCTCATCGAGGGCTGCATCATCCGTAATACCGGCGTCGGCCTCGGGTCGGCTCAGACGGAAAGCGTCTTCGGCCTCAACACGTGGATCAACGACATGGTCATCCGTGACAACACGATCACGGACAATGTATCGCGCGGCCTCAATCTTGAGCGCATGGTCGATGCCGTAATCGAAGACAACAGGATTTTCCGCTCTGGCGGCGAAGGCATCTACGCGAAAGACTTCTCCGGCGTCGTCAAGGGGAACACCATCAAGCTTGCGAGCGACCGCGCCCTGGTTGTCCTCGGTCTGGATTTCGACAGCTTCATCGAAGACAACATCATCGTCGATTGCGGCCTTGGCGCTTCGACCGATGACACGCGGACGCCCATCGTCATCTCCCCGCCTATCGATGCACAGAAGATCCCTGATCTTCAGTCTTCGCCGGTCGTCTTCTTTCGGGGGAACGGGTTCATTTTCACGGCTGGGACAAGTCCGCTTTCGACGCACCTGCTTTATTCGAGCGACCCGCGCGTCGTGTTCTCGGAAATCAAGGAAACGTATGGGTCTTCCACGACCAAGACGTTCCGCGTTGACGGCACTGTAACGCGCAACTACGACAACCACTTCAACGGGTTTTTCAACACCGTGCAGAACCTGCCGGCCTACACTGTGACCTCACCGGTGGTAGACCGCGCCTTCAACCCCAATACTGCAACCGTGGGCGAGACGGCTTCGGTGCTGGGGACGCTTATTGCGGACCTCCAGGCGGCGCGCATCATTCGTTAATGCTTAGAGCAATAGCCAAATCAGGGAAGCGCAGCAGATGGCGGCGGCGATCATGGTGACGCCCTCGGCGAGGTCATAATCAGTGGTGTATCGTTGCGCGTCCCGGACCAGGCGCGCTTGATCGCCTGCAGATACGCCCTGCCGCGGTGCGGCGGTAGCCAAGTTGTAGAGATACCCACCAGTGCAAAGTCCGATGAAAATCGCCGGGATGGTAAGGGCTAATTTTATCAACAGCAGCATAACCAAAGCCTTGTCTATGAATATTTTTCTGATCTAGAATTACAATATCTGCGCTAATGCGGTAGATGCAAGCGCTTGCCTTGACATCCGCGTTGTTGACATTGCAAACCAAAACTTGCGCGCATTGCGTGTATCCCGGTATGGTTGTGCTGTAGCGGCGAGGCCTTCATGCGGAACATCAGAACGCGCGGTGCGCAGGCATTCTTCCTGATCGTGTTTCCAATGTTCTTCGCCTATCACACGCTAGCGGCCTATGAGGTACTGACCGTGCCGCTCGTTCTCGGCGGTTGGTGGTCTTGGGCGAACGTAGCTGCGGCGGTTGTGCTCGGTCCAATTCTATTGCTCGCGGCGGCGCGGGAGCGACTCCATTATTTTCTCTTGCCGGTTCTCGTGCTTGTCGGCTGTGCGGCAAGCGTGGCCCTTTGGCACTTTCTTTTCGGCGAGGTGTGGCAGCGGCGTCCGTTGCTGTTTATTGAAACCTTGAAACTCTGCGCCTCTTGGGTGGCCTTGTATGCGGTCGGCAATTTCATTGTAGTGGGCCGGTCGCTGAGCAATGTCCTATTGGCCTGTTTGGCAATGATGGCGGCGATCACGCCGTTTCTCGTCCAGACGGATCCGTTTTCGCCGCTCGAAACAGATCGATGGAGATTTCAGGGCCAAGTGTCGAACTACGCGGGGTTTGCAAATTCCGTTGCCTGCGTCGGCCTGATTTTGATGGGTGCTTTCCATAGTTCAGCACGTCTTCAGACGGTTGCTGTGGTGTTTTCCTTATTCTGCTTGCTGCTGCTAGGTGCCCGGTTTGAGCTAGGTGCGTTTCTGATCGTGGTCATGCTGTGGCTGCTGGTCGCCGGGTTCAACACTCGGGTTCTGTCTGTCTCGGGACTTTTGGTTCTTGCATTGGCGGGGCTGGTGAGTGTTGCGGTTGCGGTAGCTATCGGGGCCACGTCCATCCAGCGATACGCTGAAATTCTGGATATTCAGAACTCTGGCTCCATTCGAGAAAGACTGCTCATGTTTTCCCATGGGTTGGCCGACATCAAGGCCAACCCAATTACGGGAAACTATGCAGGCCAGACCGAAATGCGCGGGGAGTTCGGCGACTACATCCACAACGCGCTTTCAGCGTGGCGCCAGTTTGGCTTGCTGCCATTCGTGATTTATTGCTCATGTATCGTGACGGCGTTCGTTTTGCCGCTGAAAAGGGTAGCGTCCGGATCTGCGAATCCGAAGGTGCATATGGCGCTATACGCGGGGTTCTACAGCCTCATCCTGGCGGTTGCAGCAAAGAGCGTGTTTTGGTCGATACCCGCGTTGGCATGGGGGCTCTGCGCCTCGGTCTTGACTGATCGCGAGGACACCCGAGGCCACTAACTTTGTGCGCGAAGTAGCGGGCTCCACTGCTGGATAGCTACAACTGCAACAGTCAACATCACCAATATAACGATCAGCAGAATGACGCCTTGTCGCGTGCTGATCGGCCGATCTCGCTTGTTCAACCCTAAACTCCTTCTGATCAAGCAATCCTAACCGCAAATCCGAAACCTTCAATCACCCGGCCGCCCCTGGCAAGGCCGTGATTGAAGGAGATTGCCGGTTATCAGTGCGGATTGGAGAGTAGCGGTCGACGCCGAGCTCGGGGGGATTGAGTGGGCTCGGCGTCGACCTTGCGGGGACGTTCGGTCGAAACGTCGGGGCACAGTGAAGCGAAAAATCTTTAATGTTCTGTTGCTAACGGGGTCAGTCTCCGCGCGACCGGCGCTAGCTTCTGCTGGGGGGCATCGGTTTGTGCGCCGGTCGCTGCAGACCGTCAGGCCCGCTTGATCACTATGCGCGCACTACCTGTAATTGGAAAGTTAAATGGCACCGAACGGCATGAAGGGCTCATGATGCCGTCCGGTGCGCGGCCCGATACAAGCCGCTCATCACCGCTGGCGGTGATTGCCCGCTAACCGAGCCGGTCGAGCGTTGTTCCGGCAAAAAGAGGCCGCCCGCAGGCGGCGAATTGGGTCTACAGGGCTGCCCAGGCGAAGGGCAGAAATTCATCCTCTGCTAATCTCCCAGTTGCCGCAACGTCATATGTTAATCTTGTTCCGGGTTCGGTACGTCGCGGGCTAGCAAATCGCCAATGACCCGCGCCGCTTCCTGAAGAAGTGCTCGATGTTCCAGGGGGCCTATCCGATCAAGCTGCTCGGCCGCCTCCAAAAGCTCGACCACAAGTTCCAAACCGCGTTGGTGAAGCCGCATCGCTATCGCCCCCTTTTTGATCCGAGGCGGCCAGCATAAACAATATCACCAACGTCTCATCAACAGATGATGGCTGGCTGAACTTCACCTGAGATTTGGACCATCGCCGGTCGCTAGCACCGTCTCGGCGTGACGCGACCGGCTCTGTCTAGGCCCCGCTCACTCACTACCAAGACTCGGATCATCCTTCAATCACCCGGCCGCGCTGGGGGAAAGGACATCGCTATGTCTGCATCGACGCTGGACCTCCAGCGGCGCCTGAAGGCGCTTGGCTTCAATCCGGGTGCCATCGACGGCATCTTCGGCCGCAACACCATGGCGGCGGTCAAGGCTTTCCAGAAGACCTATGGCCTCGTCGTCGACGGCATCGTCGGTCCCAAGACGCGGGCCGCACTCGCCACGGCGGACGGCAAGCCCGCTCCCACGCGCGAGGCCCCGCCCTGGTACTCCGAAGCGCTACGCAAGGTCGGCCTGCACGAGGTGTCGAACAACGCCGAACTGAAGCGTTACCTGAAGAGCGACGGCGCAACGCTGGGCGATCCGGCCAAGCTGCCGTGGTGCGGCGACTTCGTCGAGACGGTGATCGCGCTCACGCTTCCCGACGAGCCGATGGTCGTGAACCCGTACTGGGCGCGCAACTGGCTGAAGTTCGGCGTCGCGGTCGCGGAACCTGTCCTTGGCGCCGTCTGCGTCTTCGAACGCGGATCGGGCGGCCACGTCGGGTTCGTTGCCGGCCATGACAAGACCTACCTGCATGTCCTCGGCGGCAACCAGTCGAACCGCATCTCAATCGCGCGCCTCGCCAAGAGCCGGCTGCTCGGCCTTCGCATGCCGGCGACCTGGCCGGAGCCGGGCCAAGCGCTCGCGCACTCGACCATCGACGCGACGATCTCCACCAACGAGGCGTGACCTCACGAAAGGACTGACCATGCGCAAGCTGCTTCTGGCGGCCGCGTCGAGCCTCGCGCTCGCCGGCTGCACGACCACGACCGGCTCCATCGACACCGCCGTGCAGCAGAACCTGCCCGCGATCTGCAAGGCCGCCACTTCGGCCCATCTGGCGTTCACCATCGTCGCGGCATCCGGCAACCTCTCCGAACGCACGGTGCGTCAGGAGCGGATCGCCTACGACGTTCTCGCGCCGCTCTGCGTCGATCCGTCGAATGCGACGTCCGCCTCGATCCTCGTTGCGGCCGCCGGCGCCTATTCCACCATCACAATCGCGCTGCGCGAAGCCGAGAAGGAGGGCTGATCCATGGCTGACAACACCCGGAAGGTCGTCGCCGACCTCGTCACCGATGCGCTGAAGGAGGTGGCGGCCAGCCCGTCGACCTCGCTCAAGGAGCGCGACGTTGCGCCGGCAGCCAAGGCCGTCACGGACAATGTCACGGCGGCCGTCCAGCACGCGACCAACACCGAGCCCTGGTACCAGAGCCGCGTCACCTGGGGCGCCATCATTGCGGTGGGCGGAGGTCTCGCCGGAATCGCCGGCTATTCGGTCGACGTCGACGATCAAGCCCAGATCGTAAACGGCATCGTCGGCCTCACGACGGCCGTTGGTGGCCTCATTGCCTGGTATGGCCGTTGGCGGGCCAAGAAGCCGATCGGCCAGTGATCTGACCGGCTTACGAGGAGCAGTGCGTGTTGGGCGGACTTGAAGATGTCGGCGTCGAGGCCGTCAGGACCATCAATGACGGCAGCGTGACGGGCGCGCTGTCCGTCCTTCTCATCATCCTGCTGATCTGGCGCGAGGTCGTCTACTGGCCGCGCCAGATCAAGAAGCAAGACGACGAGATCGACCGCTGCCATGCCGCGCACGAGGTCACGCGCACGGCGTTCCTCGCCGAAGTCAGGACCGGCGGCGAAACGCTCGTTCTGGTCAAGGAGCAGTTGAAGGCGATGGAATCGCACCGAAGCGCCGTCGAAGCGCTGATGCGCGTCATCGCAGACCGCCTTCCCCAGATCATGGGAGGCCGGTCGTGAGCATATTTCGTGCGTGGAAGCATTTCCTGGGGGACGCCAAGGAGAATGCCATGCAGTCGGAAGAGGATATCCGCCGCCGCGAACTGCAGGAACGGCTGATCTCGGAACACCGTCAGGCCAATGCTCGGGCGCGCTCGGAACACCGTCAGGCCAATGCTCGGGCGCGCGAGGAGCTGCGCGAGATCGTGCCGGTGGTGAACGCCCGCTACGTCGCGACCATGGCGCAGGCCATGGAGATCATCAAAGGACACTGAGATGCCGGTGATACTCAGCACCAACCGACTGCTGACCTGGGCGGTCGGCCTGTTTGCGGCCTATTGGGCGATCGGCTTCGTCAGCGATCACCTGTGGTATTCCGTCGTCGTCTCGGCGTGCCTATTCGTCGGCGGCGTCATGGTGGCCGCGCGCGCCGTGCCGGACGCGATCCAGATCATCCGGCGCGACGCCCTAGGCCCCGGAGAGCTCGCCGTCATCGCCCTGGCGCTGCTCTCGGTCGGTGCGGTCTGGAGCGGCGCCGGCAACATGATCTACGCCTATAACGGCCGGCCCGAATCGTGGATCGGCTCGCTGCTCGCCTTCGGCCGCGCCATGATGGCGGTCGGGTTCTTCATGTTCTTCCTGTCGCCGGACGCGACGCGGCAGGGCGTGAAGTGGCCGCGCTGGTATGTGCTTATCGGCGCCGGGCTCGTCATCGCCGTGATCTCGTTCCTGATCGGCTACACGGTCTCCAGCGGCGACACGGCGATGTCGGACCTGATGGAAACGACCCGAGGTCGGATTTCGAAGTTCGTCACGCTGCGCAACGCATAGCCGTTCTCTTCCTCCCAAACTGGCCCCGTCGTATCTTCGGAGCGGCAGGGCCTTTTTTTTTGCGTTCAGGCCTCTGGATCGTGCAGCGTTTCAAGGATTTCGCCAGCGCGAGGGTCACGCGGCAAGACCTCTTTCAGCGCCATCTCGAGCAGATACTCCGTCATTTCGTCGTGCTGCTCGCGCGCCAGGCGGAGGCCTTCGAGGATGTGTTGCGCGAGCTGGGCTCGCTCTGGGGGCAGGTTCTCTTTCATCGGCCGACGATGCTCATCCGCGAGACCGCTCGTCAATCGGTGGCGGCCAGAACGGCCGGCGCTGCGACTTCGAAATTGCCGGCCCGACATGCAGCGTCTGCGGCCACGGTCGTCGCATGATGTGCTTGTGCGTGCCCTCGACATAGAGCCGGCCGTCGAAGGGCCATCCATCGCAGAACTTGAGGATGCGATCGGCGATCGCCTGGTCGCGAAGATAAAGGATGCTGAGCTGCTCGCTGTTCTCGTCAAAGGCGGAACCGCCGCGGTGTGCTGTGTGACGATCCATCCAAGGGACGATCGGCCCCCAGAGATCCTGTGGCACGACGATACAGATGGGCCAGTCCGCCTTGACCTGCCTGATCGTCAGTTCGCCTCGCCTGCGGCTCACGGCTGGGCCTTCGGCTGCCAGCCGCGCGCGAATCCGTAGCTCATCGCCAGAGTGGCGAATGCCAGTTCTTCGCGCAGCCGCTCCACCTCGGCCATCGACGTCTCCAGCGCCGCGCGTACATCGCCGCCGTGTTCGATGATCATCCAGTCGATGTCGTCGGGCTCGACGAGCGGGGCAGGGCGCGGCATAGGAACCTCCAGGCAACAGGAGATCGATCGCGGCGCGGTGTGCGCCGGCGCGGCGTCAATCTCGGTGAGTGATGTTCTCAGAATGTTCTGGTCAGCCGACAGAGTCAATCCGGAAAGGATTGCTGTCCTATCGTCAGCCGGTCAGCGGCACCAGACGCCCGGCTCGTGTGGCCAGTCGACCGCAAGACCTTCCTCGATGAGCACCCGGCCGGCATCGCGGCCATCTGGCAGCCGGATGATCACCAGCGCGCGGTCATTGCGATCGGCGCGGCCGCTGTCCTCGATGACGTAGCCGCCACGCATCAACTCTCGCATGCGCTCGGTCGACTGTGCCGCGATGAAGGTCTCGGCCGGACATTCGGCATGCGGGGCATATTCGGGCGTGTCGATGTCGAGCAGGCGCCATTTCACTCCGCCATGCCAGCCAGTGTCACCGTCCACGAGGCAGGTCACCTTGCGCGCCTCGCGGTTGCCGCCGGAGCAGATGTCGATCGCGAGCGCCGGAGCCGTGATGGCTACCGACAGGAAGGCAGCGAGGATGATTCGCAT